ATTTAATCTATAGGAGATAGAAATGGAAAACTCAGGAACGATCGGTAACTTCGGAACTTACTCGCTAGTGGTAGCGCCGAACGGTATTGCAACAGCTACTATGAGCGGAAAGTACCCACAAGCCGGAACCGCGGTATTGGATGCGAATACTTCAGTAAAGTTTGATCTTATCGAAGCACTGAAGCTTGCGGCTAGAGAAACTACTAATGGGGTTGATGACATTATGGTAGCCATGATTGCAAAGGCGTTTGGTCGCTAATTCTTCGAGGGAGGAAACTCCCTCCTTCTATTTAAAAATTTCTTGTAGTAGCTCAGATCTAAAAACAGACATCCGCACGGAGGGAAACTTTGGATTACAACCAATCCATGGAAAATCCAGCGAACTTCCTCGTGAACATAAATACTTTATATCTGCCATACATCTAATTGAATATTTATAATCCACTACACCACCACTAAGATTACTATTATCGGACAGATCACAATTAAGAATACTGCTAGAGCCGTCACCAGAAAAGGAAGAATGCTCTTGGACCTTTTAGGTAGCCCGGCTCTATATTTGTTTAGATCTACTACAGACACTATAATCTACCAAGGATCACTAACCCCAGTTTATTAAAACCCTTTACTGAAATTTTTTTCTTCTTGATTCCATCAGACTCGATGTAATTCTGTATGTTGATCCAAACTTTAGTTTCAATTGTTTCATGAGGTCTAGCAACTACTTCAGCAGATTGAATATAGATTTTTCCTTTAGCATCGATAAATGCATATTCATGATTAGTACTAAGTTTCATATGTCTCCTCTTGGCTCTTTCTTTAGCCTTTAATCTTTTTAAGCGTTCCTCAGAAACGATCATTCCTTTATATCTAAATCTAGCGGGGTATGTTCTCATTTTGCCATCTCTTTAACTCTAGGTTTCATTTTATAAACTCCGATACATTCCATTGGATTCCGACTAAACGCCAATTGTTGTTAGCCTTCCATTTCAAATATTGTACCACGAAACCTTTCTTACGTAAAGCATCAACTATACTTTCACACACTTTTTCTTCAACAAACAATTCTACAAATTCGTGCCCCAGCAAAGCGTTAAGCTCAATTAAACTTTCGAGTTGCTTTAAACTCGTAACCGGCATAGAGTCGTGGTATTTTTTGTAGAGATCAAGAGCCTTTGCTTTATTTATAGTCATTAAATAATTCCTTTAGTAGTTCTGAGTAATGTGCGTCTATTCTAATTGCTGATTGATCCATGCCGTCCGAGTACCTAGTACCAGGTCTACTCATTAATCTACGGAACCGCCGATGCTGAGTTGTATACAAGCTGGAAAAATACTCTGCTCGCTTATTTATTGCCACGAAATAACTCCTCCAATAACTCGGATTCTATCGCTCTATAGTTCACTACAAACAGTTCGCCTGTTAAAGCAGCTTGTTTCTTGGCGTCAGTGTAGAATAAATAGTCAAAAGTATAGGTTTCTCTTTTCATCGTTCTGATGGTTAACCAGTGCAAACTAACGTATTCAAATTGCTCTCTTGCTTTGCAACTAATTGCCATAAAGTTCCTGGATAATTTTTGATTTAGCAACAGAGAGCTTAATCCAGTGAGTGCCGAAATCTCTCCTCTTACTCCATGTTATAAGCTGAATTGTATATTGACTCATATTGTTGCGATATAAGCCAATATTCTCAACTTGCATCCATTTATCCTTCATATTGGAACTTACCGCCTACATATTTAATTCCTCTGCTAAATTCCACTAGAGGATGGCTCGCTGGGTAGTAGATGGAATAAATTTGATTTATAAAATATTCACCATATTTCTTTTTCAAACTATTAAAATATCTTTTCGCTATAAAATTAAAAACAAAATTTTGACGTTTTGAGGAAATGGCGTATAGCTCCAGTAGGTAGAGCTTCCTACTACTAGTATCCTGCTTCGGCTTAAACGATCCGATAAACATATTTATTAGCATGCAAGGTAGCCAGTGTAGCGCCCATATTTTTTTCCCAGCCATTGCAAGCCACGGACTATAGTTCCCAGGATTAATCGGCATAACTCGTCTAGGCTTCACGTTATTGAATATTCCTAAGTTGGACGCTCCGTAACTTACTACATCATCCTGAAAGGTATAGTCGCAGATTACTGATCCTGCGCAAATTGCATCTATGTTGTCGTGAGAAATTGATCTTCTGATATCGTATGGAACGTTCGTACTCTCCTTTGCCCCACGATCATAAAGCCCAGGACAAACTTGCAGATCTCGGACTAGCTTGTAGAATCTAGCGCGGTCTAGCCCGTCAAGCTCTCCGCGAATATGCAGCAGCATTAAGAACTCTGCATAATAGAGAATTCCGTTTTCTGTCGTTGTGCGCATATAAGGAAGATTGACGCCAGGTTGAAGTTCTAGCCCGTGAAAAGTTGAATAATATTCTCTATAGACTTCAGACTTCAACATTTCTGCTTTCCTTTTTACAATATAATTTGTTGTTAGAGATTTCCAAAATGGATTCATATATCTCCTAAAAAGAAAGGAACCCGTTTTAAGGGTTCCCTGCGTATTCAAGACTCAACACGCTAAGCTGGAGGGTAATTAGATTGTATCAGATTTAGTGCTCTGTGTCAAGTAAAAAGTTCTTGGAGTATTAAAGATTCTAAACACACAACCGCCACTACGGGATTATCCGACAGATCCTTATGGCATGCATAAGAGTCTAATAAAGGTGCATAGTACTTGGATTTGAAATACGTTCTAACATCTCTAACATCTATGAATATCCCATTTTTTTTACACACGAACTCTATCCCAAAGTCGGTCAGAAATTACAATCAAGAAAGGAGCTGCTATTAAAATAATAAAGGATGCAATAAATATCCAAGGATTATAGATAGGAGCGACTATAGCAAAGAGCAGTAAGAACATACAGATGAAAGTCCATACAATCGCCATAGATACATTAAAAGCGTTAATCCAGTCACTATTCATAAAGCTCCCTCACTATTTTAGACCGAGCAGACGCTATTCTTATTGCTAATTGGTAGCCGCTCTCTAATAACATGATGCGTTCATACCCCATATCATGGTGGTTGACATGACCAAGCCAATGTAGTGGTACGTATTTATGTACCACGAATCTTTCCAGTAATCATCTCTGCAATTTCTAAAGCTTCCTGCTGTTTTTCTGTAGCAACTGCAATTAGCTCATCTTTATTTTCTCTGGGAGTTTCTTCCGCATTTAAGAAATCCACGGCTTCTTCTAGAGATTGTCTAATACCTTCTACGAAGTCCTTTAAGTATTCAGCTTCGTATTTTTTAACCTTAATATACATACTGTTTGGAGTGATACGCTTGTTTAGCTCGTCCAAAACCACTGCCACTTCAACGTCATTACCTTTAATAGCATTGTTTCTCGCTGCGTACAATATCTCACTCAACATTTTACTCTGCTTCTGATTTAGCGTTAGCTTCACGTAATTTCTCCTCTTTGAATCTTCTCTTTAAGATTGCCGATTGTTCTGATTTAGCTTTTTTATTGTTTCCGAAAATTTGTCCTTCGTACCCTTTTAAGTGAACCTTCCTGAGGGAAGTGACTGTCTGCCAAAACGTCGCAAGAAAGGGAATGCTGAATACCCAACCCTCGTATGCCATATCTCCGGATTCTTGCCCGACCACTCTGAGAATGTTCATCGCGTCTTTATTAGAAAGAGAGAGCCTGTTCGCAATTCTGCGAGAAAGCTCTCGAGTTCCTTCAGTCTGCCATCTAGACCTCATTATAACGGGGTATCTATTATAAGGTTTTTCTAGCGGACCAAGAGGACGTAGTGGTTCTTTTTTATTTTTCATAAATTAATAGATCCAGGTGCGTTTACCGGATGGTTTTGCAGGGCGTACATCCACATGTATAAATCCCTTAGGTCTACCGTCTCCGATGTTATCAAATATATCATAACATATTGCGTATAATTTATCAAGCTTTTCTTTAGTGCTATTTGTAGGCTTTACATCTGCCGCCAGACCGTTCGGATGCTGGGACCCGACAGCTCCACCCACAGCCTTGTTGTGTGCTGGACAGCGATATCCGGAAGTAATCGTTAGGCTTTCTCCAAATTTAACACGAACCTTTTCGAGTAGGTCGACTAGCCCTTGGTCGATGTAATTTTCTGTACATGCTCCGCAAACACAATCAAATTCTGTCGTGTCAAAATGAGTAGTAATTTGAACCTTTTCTTTTGGCTTAAATTTAATCATTATCTTCCTCCTAAAAATTCGTGGAACCACTGCCCCACTTCTGGCTCTCCAAGAAGTGTTGAGATTGCAGTACGGGACTGAGTCTGCTTCTTTGGAAGCAAGAAGGGTCCCACACCTTTATTAAGTTCAATAAAATCTCTCCATTGTTTCACAGCTATAGGCATAGCTTCTGAGATAAAATCAGCCTTATTCATAGGTATGAGATCTGTGTAATCTTGGTAGTTTATTTTGAAAACTTGAATGTCCGCCAACGATTCTATCGAAATTTCATCTGCTGTTGTAATCACTCCTTTAGTGACAAGATCGTAACCGGCTCTGTGTTGAATATCCACTGTCCGATCAACAATAAAATAATAATTGTGGAAATCTTTTTGCAGTTTGTAATAATTCATTTGACATTCTCCGATAGTCCAGTATAGTAGTACTATGTTATCATAATTCTAGGGATAACGCAAGTTTTTTCTAAATAATCCTTGACTTTTTTAACGCATTGAGTATAATGACAGCATATAAGCTAAGACAAGTAGCAAAGCCGAGTCAAAACGAGGCGATGTAGCGAACGCTTCTATGCCTGGTTAGGCAGAACCCACGTCAAATATCCACATTAATCAATATTTTCAGTAATTAACAAATATATATGAAGGACTTATAACAAGTAGCATAGCATCTCGTGATGCATTATGTAACAGGCTTTAACGTAATACAATCCTTCTTTATTTAATAAAATTAGGAGTGTTCATGAAGAACCTAAATTACTTATTTATTCTTATTTGTACATATCTCGGAAGAATCATTCTTTTTGGAGCTAATTTTCCAGAAGCAGTAGTGTTTATTGCTTGTATTTCTTACTTACTAATTAATAAGTATTTGAAACATATTAAAATTGAAAAATATAATTCTAGCGTTGATGAAAAAATTAACAAGATCGAAGAAGAGGTCAAGAAAGTCTCTGCATCGGCAGCGGCACTTCAAATAGGTAACACCTATTCAATGCAAAGGAAATAATTATGAAAAATAATTTAATTGACTTCTCAAAGTTCAAAACTCTAGCAGATCTACAAAGATATGCCAATGATCAATTTTCCACAATACTAAAAATGCAAGCTCAGGCGGAAGAATATCAATCTAAGATCGAGCATTTGGAAGAATTGCTTCGAACAGGAGGATCTGCCATTACGGTTGGATCTAATGAGTTGGAAATTGCGCGGATCGAGCTGAACCGCCTCTATCAGCACTCACTAAGAGAGCCACTAGATGAGAAGCAAATAAGATCTTATAAAATCTATACAGACTGTCTCCTTGCTATTCAAGGAAAAACTCCTGAGAAAAAACCCAAACAAAAAGAAGAGCAGCTATCTACTGAAGACTTAATTAACTTAGCACTTCAGGCGATGCCAGAAGCAGATGGCAACTAATGCTACATCTCCAGCCAAAGCCCGCGAGTTGCTTTGGAGACAGGGAAGAGTTGTAGACTTCTTACTAGATGCAAATCAAAAAGAAGTTTACGCTACATTTAAAAACAATAACATTAAAACACAGGTTGTGGTTTTATCTCGTCAATCAGGTAAATCCTACGGTCTTTCTACTATTGCCATTCAGGAATGTTTGACTAGACCTAACATCATAGTTACATACGTTGCCCCTAGACTAAACCAGGTTAAGAGAATTGCTAAAGGCACACTTAGAGAAATTCTAAAGACGTGTCCCAAGGATCTGCAGCCCACATTCAATAAGCAGGATAACCAGTACGTATTCCATAACGGATCTATTCTACAGCTAGGTGCTCTCAACAACGATAGAGCCGATGATCTTCGCGGTAGTAAGTCACATCTTATTATCGTGGATGAGGCGGGCTTCGTAGACGACCTAAATTACGTTCTAAAGTCGGTTCTTTACCCAATGCTCAACACGACCAAGGGTAATCTACTAATCTGCTCTACTCCTCCTAAATCAGCCTCTCACGAGTTCTATGGAGTTGTGAAGCAAGCCGAATTTGACAATACCCTAATCAAAAAAACAATCTATGACTGCCCTAGATACACTTCCGATGACATAGACATGTTCGCGAAAGAAGTTGGTGGAAAAGACAGCTCGGATTTTCGTCGCGAGTATTTATGCCAATTTATTACAGACCAAGATAGTGCGGTAATTCCAGAAGCTACAGAAGAGAACATGCAATTCATTATTTCCGACCATAAACGCCCAGCTTTCTTTGATTGCTATATTGGAATGGATATTGGGTTTAAGGATTTAACCGTCGTTCTATTTGGTTATTATGATTTCAGATCTGGTGTTACAGTAATCGAAGATGAGTTAGTAATTAAAGGAAAGGAAGTTACGACCAGTAAGCTTGCCGCGGGAATCTTAGAAAAAGAGAATCAATTATGGGGTTTTAAGAAGCCCTACCTAAGGATTGCAGATAACAACAACCTAATACTCCTAAATGAGCTATCAGTGGACTATTCCCTTCCAATTATGGCAACAGCTAAGGATAATAAAGAAGCTGCGATTAATAATGTACGCATTGCGATATCTGATCACAGGATAAGAATCAACCCGCGATGCAGAACGTTAATATTCCATCTAAAGAACGCTACCTGGAACAAAAACAGAACAAGCTACGACAGAACTCCCGACGGAGGACATAGCGATGCTCTGGACGCGTTGGTTTACCTCATGCGAAATATCCAGCCTTCAAAAAACCCGTTTCCCTATAATTTCGATTACTCAGAGGGCGACTATTTCAACATAGACAATAAAAATCGCACTCCATTAGAAAATCACTTAGTTAAAATGTTTAGCGGCACAAAGAAGCGTTAAGTTAACAAATATAGGTAGACACACTAACTACAGGATATGTGATGGACGTTAGAAAAACCAGAAATGCCGATAATATTTATTTTGCCGCTAAAGATGCTAAAGACACTGCTAGTGTTCTAGAGGGTAAAGTTCAAAACTGGACCAATAGTCTAGTAGCTAACGGATTCCTTGAAAAACTAAAAGATGTTTGGACTATGTACCATGGAGCCTATTACACAGACGTAGGTAATGGACATCAGGTGGCATTCTCCGGAGAGCAGGGGGAAATAGCTAATATTGCTGTTAACCATTTGCGAAACCTTGGACAGCATATGTTGGTAATGACGACATCAACTCGTCCAAGCCTAGAAGCTCGTGCTGCAAACACAGACTTTAAATCAGTTACTCAAACCCAACTAGCAAACGGATTACTCGACTATTACATGCGCGAAAAGCGTATGGAAAAATACATCCACAGAGCGGTGGAATATGCTATCGTGCTTGGCGCCGGTTACGTAAAGATGGAATGGGATGCCACGGCTGGAAAGGTAATTGATGAAGACGAAGAAACAGGATTAAAAATAAATGAAGGCGATGTTAAATTTAGTAATTTATCTCCCTTTGATGTTGTTTTTGATATGTCTAAAGAAGACAGTGGTGATCATGATTGGATTGTTGGAAGATCTTTCAAAAACAGATTCGACCTCATAGCAAAATATCCAGAGCATGAAGATAAGATTTTAACGCTTCCTACGAAGAGTGAACTTGAACACTTAAACATCTTCAGTCAGCAGGACTCGGACGATGTCGCAGTATTCACGTTATATCACAAGCAAACAGATGCTATGCCAGACGGAAGAGAATTAACTTTCCTATCTTCTGATATCATTCTACTAGATCAGCCTCTTCCATACAGACGCATCCCAATTTTCAGAATTTCTCCAAACGACTTCTTAGGAACTCCGTTTGGCTACTCAAATCTTTTTGATTTGATGCCATTACAAGAATCTATCAATACTTTATACTCAAGTATCCTATCTAACCAGGTAGCATTCGGGGTTCAGAATATTTTCGTAAAGACTGGATCGAACGTAAACATTACTAACCTGTCGGGTGGACTAAATGTTATCGAAGGTCTAGAAGCCCCAACTCCTCTAAACTTATCAGCAACAGCTCCAGAAACTTTTACGTTCTTATCGCAACTTGAACGCACGATTGAAACACTTTCAGGGGTAAACTCGGTAGCTCGTGGTAACCCAAGTGAGAGCTTAAAGTCGGGAACAGCCTTGGCGCTGGTTCAGTCTATGGCGCTACAATTCATTTCGGGACTACAACAACAGTACGTTCAGCTACTTGAAGACATGGGAACTGGATTGATCGAAGTTTTAAAAGACTACGCTCACTCTCCCCGCATAGCTTCTATAGTAGGTAAAGCAAACCGCACTAAACTTACAGAGTTTAAGTCAGATGACATCTCAGAAATCAATAGAGTAATCGTGGATGTAGGGAACCCTCTTGCACGCACTACTGCCGGTCGTATCCAGATGGCGGAGCAAATGCTTCAGATGAAGTCAGAAAGCTTTTCTATCCAACAGTATATGCAAGTTATTAACACTGGTAAATTGGAAGTAATGACTGATCCTCTAGTTCGTGAAGAAAATCTAATCGAACAAGAAAATGAAATGTTGATGGACGGAAAGCAAGTTCGAGTCTTGGCTATTGATGCCCACTTAGAACACATCAAACAACACGGCTCTGTTTTGGCAGATCCTGAGTTAAGAAAGGACGAGAGAGTTACACAGGTGACTTTAGACCACATCCAAGAACATATTAACGCTTTAAAAAATACAGACCCGGCTCTACTTCAGATTTTAGGGCAACAACCACTACAGCCACAAATGGCTCAGCCAGGTCAAGAGCAACAAGCTCCAAACATGCCGCAAGATCCTACAGTAGGACAGATGACTGAGGATGCTGGACCAATGCCAGGACAGAAGATTCCGGAACAACCAAGAATGCCTAAGGTGCCAGCAGAAGCCCTTCCAAATCCGGAGATTCAAGCTCAAGCCATGGGTAACGTAAAACCGCCACAAGAACAATAAGAGGGAGATACTATGTCAGACAGAAGGGTAGAACAAGCATACGAAAGAGAGCTAGCCAGAAGAGCTAAAGTAGCAGCTATGAATGAAGCCAAAGGTAGGTCCTTGGCAAATATGGCTTCCAAAGGGATTCCGATGGATGGGTTAGATAAATCTAAGGCTGCCGATACCTTGAGTGATGTAGTAGATCAAATGCAACAAAAATCCAACCTATCTAACGTTGTAAAAAAAGCAGAGGGATTTGATCCTCGCATCAATGCTAACGTTCGAGGCGGAAAATTAGACATGATTAAAAAAGCTATGCAAGAAGCTGGAGATGTTGAGCATGCAGTAGCGCCAGAAATGGGAATGTTAAAAAATAATAGAGGATTTGCAAAGCTACTTCCTATGCTCGGAATGGGCGGAGCAGCTCTAGCAGCGACAAGCATGTTTAATAAAGCAAATGCTGGAGATATTCCGGGGGCGGCTCTAGAAGGTGCAGACCTAGCTACAGATTATATTCCGGGAGTTAGTACAGCTAAAATGGCTCTACAGTCTGATGGTTTAAACGAAGGTGAAGATCAATTGATGGAGCAAATCAATGCGAAACAAAAAGCAGAGGCACAATCTCCCAACTCTAAATTCTCTAAACTCAAAGCTATGATGGGTAGATAATGAAAAAACTTCTTGAAAGATTAGCAGCCAATCCCGGAGACGAAGATTACGTTTCTGATGATAGAAAATTTAATAAGCTAAATAAAATTAGAAAGGTTGAGTCTAACGACGGAAAGTATACAGATCACGACTCTGATGCAATTGGAGAATATGGCATGCGTCCAGCAGCCATCCAAGACGCTATGAAAATAGGGAACGTAGAGGATCTTAAGGCAGTAGTTGAGAAGATGAAAGAAGACCCGGAAATGCAGCGAGAAGCCGCCAGCAAGTATTATGACATATTAAATAAGACTGCAAAGGACGACGAAGATGCCATGGCTTATGGTTGGTTGAATGGTCCGACAGGGCTTAAGAAAGCTAAGAACGAAGGAAGAGACATTGCCAGTCATTGGCATGTAAAGAAATTTCAAAAGTTAAAAGATAAGCTAGGAAACTAAATTAACAAATATTATTGAAGTGTTACCGCACTAACGCGATACACAATTAACTTGCTACTCCTAACGGAATGCAGCTTAAATAAAGAGGATATATGTCAGACGAAATCAGCAACGACTCAGGTGAGTCACAAGAATCAATCGATCAAGAACTAGGAGCAGATCCAACACCGGAAATCACACCGGACATGAGTAAGGAAGAAGTTAAAGAATTGTGGAAAGAGTACACTTTGCGCGTCAACGGGAAAGACATAGTAGAGCGTATAAATCTAAATGACGATGCGGCGGTAAAAAAACATTTACAATTAAGTAAAGCATCAAATGAGGCTTTTCAGTCTAAGTCCCAGTATGAAAAGCAACTGAAAGAATACGAGCAGAATGTAGAAGCTCTATTTAAGAAGCTTGCAGAAAACCCAGAAGAAATTTTAAATAACCCAGATTTAGGTCTATCTCGTGAGCAGCGTAAAAAGCTTGCTGAGAAAATCTTAAATGACGAATTGGATCTTCAAGCTAAATCTCCAGAACAAATAAAATTGGAAGAGGCTCAAGCTGAACTTACAAAGCTACAAGAAGAAAAGAAGCAGATGCTAGAAGCTAAACAAGCTGCTGAATTTGAGAAACTAAAGCAAGAAGCTGCAGTTCAAATTGAAGCTGAAATCATGGAAGCTATCGATACGGGTGATTTGCCTAAGTCTAATTACATTACTAAAAAAATGGCAGATTTGGCTCATATCGCATTTAGTCATGGGATTGACATTAACATGAAGGATCTTATTCCTCTAGTTAAAAAGCAGTATGTTGACGACATGCGCGACATGCTAGGTAAAATGCCCGACGAAATGGTTGAGGAATTAATTAGCCGTGACCGAGTTAAAAAGATGAGAAATAGCTACTTGAACAGCATTAAAAAGCAACAAGTTCAACAAGTTAAGATCGAAGACAGCGGATCTAAGCCGGCAGAAAAGGCTCCTGAGAAGAAGATGAAATTCTCGGAATTCTTTAAAGATATTTAATGTAAAGCGATAGGGTGACGCAAGTTGCCCTAATTTAACAAATATATATAGACAACGTATTGAAAGACGTCGGTTGACTTTATCCCAAGCATTTGCCGGATAGATATCTAAGACTGAAGTAGAGAGAAAGTCTAATTTTTAACAAACAAAAACAGGAGACACTATGTCAGCATCAGTCTTAGAAAAAAATGAAGTTTTAGAAGCAAGAGCAATTAAGTACAAGTCAGTGCCTATTACAGTAAAAGTAGTTGGTAACGCAACTCCAGCTTCAAAAGTATTATCAACAGATCTTCCAGGCGTAGCTATCGTTATCGCTCAAGGTCAAACAGCTAACTTGCCATCAGGTGTTACAACTGTAACTCCGGCAGACGCTACAGGTCTATACTCAGTAGTATTGGATAAAGAAGCAGTAGGAACAGTTACTAAAGTATTAAAAGTAGAAGTTACAAACGTAACATCAACTCAAACAGCAGCAATCTCTTTGTCAAATGGTTACATCGTAATCGACATCGATTCAGCGGCTGACCTTACTGCGGCTAACTCAGAGTGTATTATTTTCGTAGATTACTTAAGCAGATAATTTTAAACAAAAAAACAGGAGAACTATAAATGTCTACAGCTAACAACCTTACATCGCTAAACGGTCTTTTTAAAGAAGTTTACGCAGATAAAATCGAACATTTAATTCCAGAAGGAGTTAAGGTTTATAACTTAATTAAATTCGCACAACGTAACAAGCAACCAGGTAACTTCTACAACCAACCAGTTGTATTAGGTCTTGAGCACGGTGTTACTTTTGCTGCTGAAGATGAAGGAGCTTTCGCTCTTAACCCGGCTATCACTGGTCAAGTTAAGAACGCACAAGTTCGCGGATTCCAAATGTTACTTCGCTCGGTAATGGCTTACGATGCAGCTTACGCTTCATTGGGTGGCGGAGCAAAAGCTTTCGAAGATGGAACTAAATTCCTAGTTGCGAACATGATGAAGTCAATCGTTCGTAAAGTAGAAATCGCTCTTATCTACGGACAAATTGGTTACGGTGCTGTAGCTTCAACTGCTGCTAACGTTATCACAATCACAACTGCTGAATGGGCTCCAGGTATTTGGGCTGGTTCAGAAAAAATGAAACTTGAAATCTACTCTTCTGCTGGAACACTTCGCGGTGACTGTTCAGTAACTGCTGTAGACATGGACCTTAGAACTGTAACTGTTGATTCATTACCTGCTGGCGTAGTTGCTACAGACGTAATTTACCACTACGGCGCTTTCCAAAAAGAAATGCCAGGTATCCATAAGATCATCAGCAACACGTCATCTCTTTTCGGGATTTCTGCTGCTACTTACTCTCTATGGAAAGGTAACTCTTACTCTGCTGCTGGTGCTCTATCTTTCACAAAACTTTCAACTGCTCTTGCTAGATCAGTAGAGAAAGGATTGGAGTCAAGTGTAATCTGTCTTGTTAACCCAAGAACATGGTCTACTCTTATGACAGATATGGCTGCTAACAGAAGATTTGATTCAAGCTACAAGTCATCTGTTGGATCTCAAGGTAACGAAGTAATTGAATTCTTCTCACAAAACGGTAAGATTGAAATTCACTCTTCAATCTACGTAAAAGAAGGTTACTCTTACTTAATCGCTCCAGAAGATTTCTTAAGAATTGGTTCAACTGACATCACGTTCAAACAGCCAGGTAAATCAGACGAATTCTTCAGAGAGTTAGAAAACAATGCAGGTTTCGAACTTCGTTGTTACTCAAATCAGTCGCTATTCTGCAAAGCGCCAGGAAAGCAAACTCTTATCTCTGGTATCGTTAACTAACTATAATTGTTAGAAAATTTCTATCCTACGGGGAGGCGCAATGCCTCCCTTTTTTATTTCAAGATTGCATTTGACGTACTACACATAAAACTATCTTAGTTAGTTTAACAAATATATATGAAATATGCAACATTGATGTTGCGTAATCTAACTTTGTGTGTTATCCTAACATGGGAGGATTGATGCAGATTTGCAGACTTTGTAATATTGAAAAACCTTTATCTGAATTTAGATTTAGAAATGATACTCAAAAGCATAGGTCCGATTGTAAACTATGTCATGAAGTAGTAGTTAAAAAATCTCCATCTAAAGATGCTGAAGCTAAACAAGCATATCACAGCAATTACTACCAAGAAAATAAAGAAGATATAAAGGCTGCTACAAAGAAAAATCAAGCTGCGAGACCTGATCAAGTTAGGGAATATAAGAGACTCTATCAATCTGAACGTCGTAAAACTGATCCTATTTTTGCTATGAAAGGTAGATTACGCCACAGATTAAAAGAAGCTCTTAAATATAGTTCATGGAAAAAAACAACTAAGTTCTATGACTATATAGGATGTTCAAATGAAGAATTAAAAGCTCATATTGAATCTCAATTCGTTCCTGGAATGTCTTGGGAAAATCGTTCAGAGTGGCACTTAGATCATATTATGCCGTTAAACTATGCCAATACCGCCGAAGAAATGTATGAATTATGCCACTATCAAAATCTACGCCCAATGTGGGGCACAGATAATTGTTCTAAAAATGCTGAGGTAACAAATGAAGGTTATGCCGCCCTTGCCAGAATTCGTGAGTGTAAAAAATTTACCGACAACAAGCTTTAAAGTAATTGATAAATTTGTTTTTATCGACTCCCGTCATGGGGAGTTTACAACCCAATTAAGATGCCTTCTGAACGCCGGTGAATCTACTCATCCAAAAGCAATTCAATCTAGAAGAGAGACTACTAACATAAAAAAGTACGGCGTGAGAAATGTTAAAACTTCTCGGAAGCTAAAAACTACGTCAGTGTGTTGGCAGAAACAGAAAAGAGATGAGTTGTTAGCTGAAGATTTACTTGCTGGCTGCCCGACTGGTACAGTCGTTAAGGACTATGTATTTTCTCAAGAGCGGTTCGGTTCTCAACATAGAAAATTCATTGAGCGGTATGAGTGGCTCGGAACTTGCGGTTTTGGAGTGAGGTATTGTTTTACTACTAGATATGAAGGTAGATTAGCTGGAGTTGTACTTATTGCCGAGCCTAATGCCTATCAATTTGATAAATCAAGAGAGGCACTTATTCAGCGAGGAGCGTGCGCGTCCTGGACGCCAGTAAACCTAGGTAGCTCTTTAGTAATGTTCGCCTGTAGATGGATGACAAAGAACACTACCAAAAGAATCTTTACCGCGTACTCAGATCCCGAAGCTGGAGAAATAGGAACAATATATCAAGCTTGTAACTTCGATTACTTAGGAAAAGAATTTGGAAATACTAACGGCATATTAGTAGGAAAAAAAATAGTTGGCGAAAGACATTTTACTAGGACTTCTTCGATGAAGAAATGGGCAAAAGAACTAGGAATTAGATGGGAATTTCATTGGTGTAAAGAAAATGGTTTTCAAGATATAAAAGCCATACCCCCAGAAATAAAACAACAATTGTTAGATTACGCTAAAAAACAAATGGCTAAGTATAAGCGTGTGAAACGTGAAAAGAAGGGAAAATATGTTCTACTACTAAATTTTGGAAATTATAAATTGAATAAAACTTGGGAAGCCAAGCCTTATCCAAAAAGAAGTTGATACTTTCTTAATTAACAAGAAGCCTATATGGGAGTTATCAAGACTTTATATAGGAGTTTACATGTTAATGATTATCGACTTAAAATTTTTACTAACAAAAGTATCTGGGCTTATTTACCGTTTTTTGGAGAGCATACCCAACTCCTCAATATTCCATAGACTCCTGTATTTCCTCATATTTAACAAATATATGTAGAGACACAGGAGAAGTTTATGAGCGTTACTCTCACTATAAATAACACACCCTTCGAATATCCAGAACCGGGAGATCAAGCGCCCTGGGGCAGCGGGGCTACCGACTGGAGCATAGAGGTAACTCGAGTACTTAACTCACTCTCAGGTCCATCGGACATCCTAGAAACTACTGCAATTATTGATAATAACCAAACTACCCCACAGCCTATCGGAGGATTCTTCTTCGATCCTGTTTCGGTACGTTCATTCTCTGTTCAAGTATCAATATATCGTGTTTACGGAACAAATGAAATAGCAGAACAATTGACATTCAACGGTCTTAACTTAGGTGCTTCAGGATGGCAAATCCAGGCTGATGGAATAGGTAATGCTGGCGTGACGCTAGACATTACAAACTTAGGTCAAGTAACTTATACATCTTCTAATCTAACAGGATCTCCGTATAGCGGAATTATTAGATTTAGAGGAATTGGTATCTTAAGCGCATAATTTAGGGAGACATATAGATGAGTATTAAATCATTCCGTTATTTTTTAAAAGGTATTGAACTTCGCGGTGAAACCACTGATCCGACAGACAATGCAGAAGGGTCGATTTTTCAGAACAGCACAGACGCTAGATTGCGCACATACATCCAGGGTGCAGTTCGTAACATTGTTACAGACTCTCAAACACAAACCCTTACTAACAAAACAATTGACGGAGATTTAAACACTCTCGTAGATATTGCTGAATCATCAATTAAAACAAACCTAACTAACGCAAATAAGTTTATTCTTCGCGACGTCACAGGTGCTGTTGTTTCAAACACAAAAGACGTTCCAACTGGAGCGGTAGTCGGTACTTCAGACACACAAACGTTCACAAATAAAACGTTTGACGCCAACGCCACAGGTAACTCTATCTCTAACTTAGAGACAGCAGATTTAGCTGCAGGAGTTTTAAATACCAGCACATCTTTATCTGGCGCAAGTAACACACAAGTTCCTTCTGCACTAGCAGCTAAATCTTACACCGATGCAGCTATCGTAGCAGCAGCTACAGGAAACGTTATTGGTCCAGCCTCAGCCACTGATAATGCCATTGCTAGATTTGACACTACTACTGGAAAATTAATTCAAAACTCTGTTGTGACGGTAAGCGATACAGGAGTTGTAGTTGGCGCATCAATTGACGCAGATACAAATACTATCACTAATATTGAAAATGCTGACATTAAAGCTGGTGCCGCTATTGCTAGAAATAAACTAGCATCTGGTACAAACAACGCGGTAGTATTTAACGATGGCTCTGGAGTAATGTCTAACGCCGCCGACTTAACAGTAACAACTAATGCTTTAACATTAGCGAATACAAAACACCTTGAGCTACAAGCTGCTACAGATTCTACCACTACAGGTACTGCCGCGACTTTAACAGCATTTAATGCAAGTGCAATCAGACTTACAAACTCATCTCTAGTTTCTCTCGCAAACATTCCTTCTGGTAACGATGGACAAGAGCTTGTTCTTTTTAACAGAACAGGAGCTAGCATTGCAATAGCAGACGATTCTGCAAGTTTAGGAACAGCTGCCCGTAGAATTTATACAGGTACTGGAACAACTATTACTTTTGCAAATAACTCAGCACTTATTTTACAATACGATAACACATCAGTTAGATGGCAAATTATCGGAGGGACTGGATCTGGAACAGGCGGAGCAGAATTACCTCCTTCAGTTTTAGCACAACAAACTTTTGAAACAGCAGCTATCGGAGACTTCACTCAAACAGGTCTTAACTTAATTTCAGCTCCAGCCGGTATCCTTATTAAAGGAACTAAAGTTGCGCAATTAATTCACCAAGCAGCTTCTTCACAAAGCTTTAAACAAACTATCGCAGTAGACAGGCTATTTAGAAATAAGTTAATGACAATGACTTTAGATATTAAATCTACAGCTACTGCCGGTAACTTAACCATCCTTTTTAGAGATGAAACAAACTCTGCTGATATAGGCGTTGCTCAGGCTTTCACTATAGCATCTCAGGCAATTACTATTGCAACTACTTCAGGACTTCCAACTTTAGCTGCGCTTTCAAACTCAGTAATTAACACCCTCTTCGTAGGTATGTCCGTAACTGGTTCTGGAATTCCAACGTCTACGACCATTTCAGCTATCAATACTTCAACTGGGGTTGTAACTCTTTCTGCCAATGCCACAGCATCTGCCACAGTTACTGCGAGATTTAGTGCTCTACCAGCTAGAAACACATTCTCGTTTACTATGCCAGTTGGATGTGCGAGCTTCAGTTATACCATCACTGCGCTTCAAGAAGCCAATCTTCCAGAAAGTTATATTGACGATATTTATATCCAGCTTTCTGAAGCCGCTAAAACTAGTACTTCAATTTCTGTATATAAAAATAATGATACAAACTTTTCTGCATATGTTCCAACATTTACTGGCTTTGGTTCAGTAACTACTTCAAATATTAATTGGAGAAGAGTTGGTGGAAGTGTTGAACTTGAAGGTACTTTTGTTATCGGAACTGCAACTGCGACAGAACAAAGAATGTCTTTACCAAATTCAATCGTATCATCGACGGGCATAAATGTTCTTGAACTTGCCGGCGAAATGGATACCAATGCCAACTTGGGGACTATCTATAAATTATTAGTATTAAAAGAACCATCAGTATCTTATGTGACATTCGGCGCTCAAGCATCTGGAACTCCTGGATTGGCAAAAACAGCATCTAGTGGACCTTATCCTTCTGCCGGTTCGATAATGACGATTAAAGCATCTATTCCAATTCAGGGATGGAGTGCTACAGATACAGAAACTAAAACAATTGATTTAACTTCTTCGGTTTTAGTAACTCAACCAGATTCTATGGTGCGCGTTCAAGGCTCTAACGGTTTTGGATCAACAAATACTAAAATTGCTAGATTTTCTAACCTACTAACTACCGTCGGTACTTCCGTATCCTATGCCGATTCAGCTACTTTGGGTGCAAGCTTTACCGCACTAGAGTCTGGAGTATATGAAATTGGATATTCGGCTTATAGGGGAACTGCGGGAAGTGGATTAATTGGTATTTCTCTTAACTCCGCTCAGCTTACTACAAACATTCAAAGTGCAACCGCTTCTACCGTATTAGCTATCGGCTCTACTGAAGGTAGTGCCGGCGGATTTGATAACATTAATTGGTCTGGTTATTTGACTGCCGGTGACGTGATTAGACCTCACACGGACGGTTCTCAAGCTTCTGAATCTTACTCGTCATTCACAATGTCTAAAGCCGGATCGATGAAGCAGTTAAACCCTTCTTCAGATCAAAAAATTGATATTCCAACTCACTCACTTAGGTTCGAAGGAGCTTCTACTAGAGGTTCTACCGATACTGCAATTGTTAAATTCGACACTCTTTCTAACGTTAAAGGAGATGGATTTTCAGTGGCGAACACTGTCGCGAATGGAACCGTTGTAACGATGACTAAAGCCGGAAGATTAAGCATTTCCTCTAGCTTAGTTCAAGCCGGTACTATAGCTATTTCTAAAAACCAAAGCGTTTTAACTGCACTACCTTCTGCATCTGAAGCTATTGCCTCAGATTCGGGGTCAACAGGCTCGAGTAACGTTTCGGCAATAATTGATGTGGTGATTGGTGATAAAATAAGAATTGCATCGAACGTGGCAATTAGTGCCGGAAACTTAAATGTTTTCCAACTCTCTCTTTCTGAAAACTCAGTACAAGTTGCTCTTTCGAACGTGCTTCCACAGTTCACTACTGGAGATTCTTCGGTTTTAGTAAATACTGCAAACGGATCTGGCTCAACTAACACTAGAATTAGAAGATTTTCAAATATACAAACCAACTCGGGATCGGATGTAATTTATTCAGATTCTGCAACATTGGGCGCAAGTTTTGTTGCCAATTCGGATGGTGAATATTTAATAACGTATACTGATGAATTTTCTGCCGCAGATTATTTGGGACTAAGTTTAAATACTTCGGCTCCTTCCACTTCAGTTCAATCCATTCCAACATCAGAAGTTTTGGCTATGTCAGTAACTCCTGCTGCTAACAATCCACAGACTATTTCTTGGTCTGGACCCCTTTTAAAAGGAGATGTGATAAGACCCCACACTTCAAGCTCGGGGACTGGAACGACTGCTGCAAGAACTAAATTTACAATGGTTAAGATTGGTAAGCCAAACATCACTTCAGTAGATGTGACTCCTTTTGTAAATATTAAATCTCCGGAAGACATTACATTTAGGGCAAGTGGCGCTCCACAAACTTCTTATACGGCAAATACTCCAATTGTATTTACTAGTGTAGTGGAAGATCCGGGAACTCTTTATAATACAACAACCGGTCAATACACATCTCCTATTACTGGAAATATGACAGTTTCGTATTATTTAAACACTAACGCGGCAATTAATACGATAACTAGTATCTACGTAAACGGAGTTTTAAGAGCACCTACTGGATATTCATACAGTGCAACTGGAAACATATTTGGATCTGGAACTGTAAAAGTATTAAAGGGCGATTTAGTAGACATTAGATCTGCAAACGCTTGGACTGCAACGGGTGGTGGTAACAGTTTAACCATATCTTACCAAAAACCGAATGATGCGGTTGCAACTCCAATACAGCAGATTTCATCGGACACAATTCCATTTGTATTCAAATCAACTGCAATAGTTGACGCCGATCCAGTTGGAACGTTCAACACGTACACGTATGCGATAAATACGAACACTGCTACGATCTCAGCTTCTGCTCCAACTCAAACAATTGCAAGCATGAACACCAATGGGTTTCAGTTATTTTCAAGAGCATATAACACCGCTTCTACTACAGCGTCTCCTGCCAGAGTTGAAATTAAGATTGGAAAAGGACTAAAAACTTGCCAAGTAAATGCTTATATATCTGCAGCTAAGACGACTTCTTTTTCAACGGATTTTGTATCGTTCAACGCCAATGCTGGAGAATATGGAACTTTTATTCAATACAATGAAATCACCGGAGTACTTGTATTAAACGGCGGTTTAACTTTAACCGCTTCTAATACAACTAAGGCTTTGGGAGTAGATTCAGTCGGAAACGCGGCTCCTACTTCAGGTTACTTTGTGTTCAACGCATCTATGGCTCCTACAATGGCAGCGTTGCCGACCCTTCAACCAAGAGTTGCTTATTTGAGTGATCAAAAAGCTTCTGGTACGGCAGGAGGTAGTGCAAGTGCGGGATTCCAAACTAGAACATTAAATACGATTGTAGATTCTACTGGAATTGTTACAAGCTTATCTTCAAATCAATTCACTCTACCGGCTGGAACTTACAGTATTGCTGCTTTTAGTACGATGTACACCACTACTTCAAACAGAATTAGAATCAGAAACATTACAGATTCTACCAGTCCGATCCTAGGACTTAGTATGAGAAACAATACGACTAACGCAGATACAAGTTCGATAAGTACGGCTTCTGGAGAGATTACTATTTCTGCCCCTAAAGTTTTCGAACTACAGCATTACGCCGGTACTGCAAAGGCTACCGATGGGTTAGGTCAACCCGCTTCGTCAGGAGAGAACGAACTTTATTCTCAAGTAACAATTACTAAAATCAGATAAGGATAATTATGAATATTACAGATTTAATCAATGAATATTTAAAAGATAAACAAAGAGATTTAGAAAACGACTGTTTCAACATAGTCGATAACAAAATCTTTTCATGGAACTTTACATATGTGCCCCAGCCTACGCAGGAAGAGCTAGAAGCACTAGCTTCTTCAGTAGAGGCAGATCATCTTCAAGAGGCAATTAATGCTGAATCGGAGGCTTATTTAGCTTCTACAGATTGGTTAATCGTTAGAGAAATGGAGACAGGAATCCAGTGTCCGATTGAAGTGAAAATTGCAAGATCACAGGCTCGATTACAAATAGTTAGATAGGGGGCATATGGCAGATATTAAGTTTGGTGTAAATAAACAAGCTGTCGGACCGACTATACTCGGACCGTTGGAAGTTTCGGGAGAAACTAAAGTTAGGTTTATAATCGAGAACGCTACAATCAATAATACGATTGAAATAAGAGGAAGAATTAAAGGGCAAAACTCTTGGGACTTACTCACCACATTTACGGGCAACGCTGCTCAGAATGTGAATGTTAACGTTTATGACGAATTAGAAATAGAAATAACTACTTACGAAGCAACTGGAAACTACGTCCGGATACTTGCTTCAGGTTTTAATCCAGCCGAAGGGTCTGCTATCAATACGATAGGTGTTCCATTCGGCGAAAATGTAGAAGAGAATCCTAGAGTCAATTTCACTTCTAGTGATAACTCTGTTCACATCTCTGGTACTCAAGGGACCGGCACTATAGATTTTACAGTGTCAGCATCCTCTAATCCAAACTCGTACTCTTCTTTCGTGCCAACTACAGGAAGCACTCCCACAGCTAACAGCTCCGGAGACAGTCTAACTATGTTGTCGGTAGATAACACAATTATAATTACTGGAAACAATGTCGGAGAGTCTCTAGATTTTGGGGTTAGCTCTTTAGTTAAGAATAATTTAGTTAAGCAGGAAGCGAGAACTTTAACACTCTCAGAATACGACGGAAAGCAGTTGACTTTAGCAGCAGCTCCTTTAGTAGCCAGTAAAACAAGAATGGTTATTATCGGCGGTCCAGAACAAAAGTATTCTATAGATTTTCTAGTGTCGGGAACCACCCTTACATGGTCTAGCTTAGGAATAGATGGAATTATTGAAATAGGCGACACGTTACTAATAACATATCCATAGGAATATATGACACAAATTAAAAAGAAGTTTATTGAGTCAAATGCAGTAGACGGAACTAAAATTAGGCTTAATAACGATCAGTTTTTGCGTGCAAGAAATGCTGCAAATAGTGCTGACGTAAACGTACTTAAAGTAGACGCTTCAGACACTATTCAGTTTCCTTCGGTTCCAGAAGTTTCCTCTGACCCCAGCTCGGCAAACGGGTTAGTAAGAAAATCATACGTAGACAACCTACTAAATGGCTTAAAGTGGAAGAATCCCGTTAGAGCTGCCTCTACTGGCAACCTGACATTATCCGGTGCCCAAACTGTCGATGGAGTGTCTCTAATTGCAGGAGATAGACTTTTAGCTAAAGACCAAACAGATCCGAAAGAGAACGGTATTTACGTTGTAGCCGCAGGGGCTTATACGAGAGCTATAGACGCCGATGCAGGCTCTGAATTAGTCAGTGCTGCAGTATTCGCTTCAGAGGGCACTGTGAATGCGGATAAGGGCTTCACATGCTCTACAGATGCCCCAATCACAATCGGTGTAACTAACATATCATTTATTCAATTTACGTCAGCAGGATCTTATACGGCTGGAAACGGGATTAACATTACCAGTTCTACTATCTCAGTAGCTCTAGATACTAACCCAGGACTTGAGTTTAACTCTGCAGCCCTTAGAGTAAAGATCAATGCCGCAGGAGCCCTAACTAGGGATGCCAACGGCTTGGCAGTTAAGGTAGATTCAGCCACTACTAAAATAAATGCCTCTAATCAAATTGAAGGCTTGAAAAGAGCAGAATCAATTATAACGTTAAACAGCACAGATATAACAAATCAATATATAGACTTGTCTCGAGTTGCGGCTTCTGCGGAAGGAATTGTATTTTATTGTGTGGGAGGACCCATACAAACAAATACTATTGACTACACGGTGTCTCTGACTGGAGGAGCTGGTAGCAACACAAGGATATCTTTCGCCGGAGATTTAGCTACGGCTGGAGCTGCTGCATTGGTTTCTGGAGACATATTAGTAGTAAAGTTTGAATACCTATAATTAGGAATTTTAAGTGAGCCGAATAAGCAAAAAATTTATAAAGTTTGGAACGGGTACAGAAGAGGTTAATTCCCAGTCTATACCCGCCAATTATACACCAACCAACTATACACCCAGTCAAGTGTCTTCAGAAGGTACAGATAAAATATCTGCCCATTTGAAAGGCATAAATGCGGCGTTAGCGGGCACCGCCACTATTTACGTGGATAGTATCGATAATAACCAATCGTCTCCACAGAGCATCACCAACGCTCTTTTTAATCCAGTCTCAATAAGATCTGTTGAGATTACGTTTAGTATACGCAGAACAACAAATATAAGTGAGAAAGTATCAACAGGAACAATATACCTGTCATATTTGCCTATAGCGGCAACGTGGGACATCAGCTATGACAGCACGTCTTCAAATGCGGGAATTACTTTCGATATTACAGATGCAGGACAATTAAACTACACGAGTACTAATATTTCCGGAACAGGATATGCTGGAAACATTAAATACACATTTATAACATTCCCTTCATAGGATATGAAGTATGAGCAAACAAAATGGATTGAGTATGCTAGACTCTGGGCAAGTCATCCAAGAAGTCCACAACGAGTCAGAAAAAGCTTTAGACGTAATCTCAGCCAATAGCTTGGTCCCTAAGCGTTACGGAAAAGTAGAGTTAGAATATATACAATCTGCAGACGGAACTTGTAAAGCAGTTAGCACCGCTAAGTATTATTCAAATGGAGCCTACCAGTCACAGACTGCAATAGTTCACGGAGACGTAATTGGAACTCCTCATAAAACCACTGTAAATTTCTTTAATCGAACTCCTTCAAATTTAGCAAACAATTACCTCAATATTTTTGATAGTAACGGCTCTGTGTTGGTGTGGTTCAATTTAGATGGAACGGGAACTCCTCCCGACAGCGAAGACAGGTTAATAGAAGTTTCCATAGCTTCGTCAGATACAGAACCCCAGCTTGCCCAAAAATTAAATGCGGCAATCAATACAGACATTAGCTTTTTCTCAGTAGTTCAAGATGTAATGGCTATGATCGTTAATTACGAATCCGGTATTAGACAAAATAGCGTAGACATTAATTCTGGGCTAGTTTTAAAAAATATTCAAGGCGTAGATACGAATCGTTTAGATGGTAAATTTTTTTACTTGAATAATGTGGGAATTTCCACACAATATTACGTCTGGTATAACGTAGATAATCTAAGCACTGATCCAATGGTTCCTGGAAGAACTGGAATCCAAGTAAACATCCCCTATGGAGCCTCGGAAGAGCTAGTAAGTCTAAATACTGCATTCGCTATTGCTCAAACCACAGACTTCACAACAGAGAATTTCGACAATAAAATCTGTATTAATAACAAATATATAGGTACGGCAGATATTATAAAGGATGTGAATTCTGCATTTTCTTTCAAGATAAATACGAAGGGAATGGACCGAGAATTGATAGCGCAACTTGTAATGACGTATGACGTTAATAACGACTTAGTTTCCGTGGAAAGGTTATGAAGTTCAATTTTAATCCTTTGAGTGCACAGTTTGAGCTACAAGCCGGCAACTGTAACACTTCATCGGGAGGGGCAGCGCAGACCTTTGCTAGCGTCCCAGTTATTCAAAACATTCCAATAGCGAATGCAGATGAAGAAGTGGTCATTACGCTACCAGTAGGTACCAGAAAGCTAATGTTGAAAGTTAGAAACTACTCTTCAACAGTAAAGTTTAGCTACTCTCAAGGAGATAGCGGCACCAACTACATGACAATTACTAGAGGCTGTTCTTACAGTGAAGACAATATTCTCACAGTTACTGGAAATACAAAAATATACATTCAATCGACCAAACCAAATGTCGTAATTGAATGCTTAACATGGGCTTAATGGAGGTTTTATGAGTGGTTTAAACAAAGACAGGATTATTTTTGATCCAACTGATCCGACAGTTTCGGAAGACATTGGAGCCTACATTCGCGCAAGCGACGGCACTCTAATTACACACACCAATGTTGGTGGAAAAGATGGGTTAGATGTTAACATCATAAATCCAATTACTGTAAATTCTGCATCTGATCGTGCAGAGGATTCAGCACACACTTCAGGAGATGTAGGATCTTATATTCTAGCTGTAAGGCAGGATACGTTGACATCTTCTACATCGGCTGATGGAGATTATGCTTCATTTAAAGTGGATTCAGTAGGGTCCCTTTATACTCGCGACACTGGAGTAAAGGCAAGTTTAGATTCTGTAATTAAAACAGATAATGGAGCTTTCACAGATGGAGCTTCGATGGGGCTAGCTATGTTTGGGGTAGACGCTGCAAACACATACCAGCCGTTTAAATTAAACGCAGCAGGTGAGCTATTAGTAGCTGCAGATGTTTCAGTTACTACAGGTTCGGATAAAGTAGAGGACTCTGCTCACGCAAATGCGGACGTTGGTACTTACATTCTTTCTGTAAGAGAAGACACTCTAACAAGTTCTACTTCAGCTTCTGGAGATTATCAATCAATAAAAACAGACGCCCTAGGACGTATGTACACTAACGATGCTCACCAATCAATGTTAGTCACTCCTAAGTCTGTAACAACTACAGCCTCTGCTTTAGTAGCTTCAAGTTTAGCAAATAGAAAACAAATTCTTGTTCAGAATATTTCAAGTAAGAACGTTTATCTTGGAACTTCAGCGGCTGTAACAGATGTTAACGGATTTAAGCTTGGAGCTGGTATGTCAATAGAATTAGATTTGGCAGCAGCGGTAGCATTGTTCGCTATTTCCGTAGGTGCTGCAGCAGACGTAAGAATAATTGAATTAGCATAAGGATTATATGGATAAAAAACAAGAAGCCGCATTAATTGATTCTACTTTAAAACTTCTTCGCAGAGGTAAATTCGAGTTGTCGGGAGATGAGGCTCTTGTTTTCCATTCCTGCTTTCAATATCTAGTTAAGAAACTAAATGATCTTAATAAACCAGAAGTAGTAATATCTCCAGTTGTTGAACCAGTTAAGGGTAAGAAAAAATGAGCGGGTTAAACGGTGGAGCAGAATATGCAGATGTCTTTACTGACGGATACGTAGCTGGACCAATTTCAGTTTCTACTACTCAAGTAGAGGCTAAAGTTGGAGCTACTCGATTTGCATTAAGAGAAAATCTTCGTATATTTAATAACAGCACTACTACTATTTACTTTGGTCCGTCAGGAGTATCCTCTACAACAGGGGAGCCTCTTTTAAAAAATCAATGGGTAAATATTCCCATTGGAGATATTGCAGTATTCCTAATTACAGCTTCTGGAACAGCGGCTGATGTTCGCATACAAGAGATGGGATAATGAGTAGAGTAGAAAAATCTGCAGTAGCTGGAAGCGTGCCTTTTGACAATTCGACTAATGGGTTCACCTCTACTGATGTACAAGGAGCTATAGAAGAAATAGGAGCATCCGCTTCCCCCGGCTTTTCTTTCTCTAGATCGGGAACTTCTAATGCAGGGACATATCTGCAAGTAGACGCCGTTCCCTCAAATCAAGCAGGAAGAATTGTTCCACTAAATACAGGATTTGTTACTGATGTATTTATATCTTGTCAGACAGCTTCTACGTTTACTGTAGAGTTTCAAAAAAGAGTAGGAACTACTTTCACCACATTTCTAACTGTAACAGTAACTTCAGCAAGAAAATTAACTCAAAGTTTAACAGCTACTCCAGTTGCTCTGAACGATGAAATATGCGCAAGAATAGGCACAGGAAGTGTCTCCAACATTGTAGTTGGATTAATCATTCGCGGAGGAACGTAATGGCTAAAATAGTAAAAAACACAACAGCATCAGCAATATTAGTTTCAGACACTGGAGTTAGTATTCCGGCAACCTCGTCTTACACGATACCGGGAGTGGATTACCCACTTTGGTCATACTCCTCTGATATAGTTACTCACATCGGATCAGGAGCCATAGTAATCAATGATGGATCTTTTGATTTATCTAAGGCAGATGGAATTAGTTTATTACAAGGTAATTTTAAGCAGTCTGATTTTATTCCCTCTTTAAAAACTAACGATAGATTGCGCGTAGATGTTAGCGGACTATCAACTGATAATTTAGTAGAAGGTACAAACCAATTCTTCACAAATGAAAGAGCGCAGGATGCTGTGGGCAATAGTCTCTTAGATACGGCTTCAGTGGATTTTACTTACGACGATGCAGGAAATAGTATTTCTGCGGCGGTCTTGCCGGCAGGAGTAAATCACAATGCACTATCAAACTACGTAGCTAATCAGCACATCGACCACTCTGCTGTCAACGTCACCGCAGGCACTGGACTTACTGGAGGAGGAACCATAGCCGCCTCTAGAACTTTATCAATCTCCAATACTACGGTTACGGCAGCAGCTTATGGATCTTCATCTCAAGTACCGACCTACACAGTAAATGCCCAAGGACAATTGACAGCAGCGGCTAACGTCACAGTTGATAAATTATACGATCATTGGAACGGAACTACTCAATACAACGCCTCTCAGCTTCGTAAATATACAAATGTGGGAACAACCGATGCGAATGGAAGAGTTACTGTAAACTTAACTCAAAACGGGCTAGTCGGAGGCACAGCACTCTTCTCTACTGTGTTTAGTGCTCAGGCAATTGGGGTAGATGGATCTGGGGTAGCAATCCAAGCAATCAACATGTTCGTAGAATCAATATCTGCCACACAAGTAGTTTTTAGAGCCACTAGAGGAACTTCAGTCGGAGTTCTGGTAGGTGGGACGATAATATCAATTCAATTCGCAGGAGCTGGCTATACAGTTTATGTGATAGTAGAAGGAGCAAAATAATGACTAAACAAGAAAAACTAGACCAACTTTCAACACTTTTAGAAATACCCGGCAACACTACAAGAGTTATACGACACTTTTTACTTGCTGCATTGGGAAATATTGAAGATGACACCAAGTTAGATGCAATAATCGCTCTCCTATCTGTTGAATAATCAATAACATACATATTATTTTATGAGTAATATCCAGTAATTAACAAATATATATGTAACAGCCCCACTAAAGGAGAGGAGCCGAATGGAAAAAGAATTCAAAGAAATGTTGATGAAGCGCATGCAGGAACAAGGAAAAGTTGATCCTAAAAAGCTTGAAGCAAAAGCTTCTATGATGAAAGAACTTTCTGACATGTTAGGAACTGACATGAAAGATAGCATCTCAAAAGGCATGAACAAAGTTACTGTAGCCTCGGATAGTCCAGAAGGCTTAGAAACTGGTTTAGATTTGGCTAAAAAAAAATTAAATGCTGAAGAGAACTCTGAAGACATGCCAGAAATGGAAGAGTCTGACGAAGAAAACTATTCAGATGATATGCCAGAATCAGATGATGCAGAACTTGCTGAACTTGAAAAAAAGATTGCAGAATTAAAAGCTAAAAAATTAAAATAATATAAGGCGGTACTCCATGGCTACAAGCGGGGCGCTCACCACTAAAAAACTCATAGCGTCTATTAAACGTAGATGTATGATTCCTACATCTCAAGATACATTCACGGATGCTGATTTGATTGACTTCTTAAATGAAGAAATGATGATTGGCATTGTTCCTAAATTAATGCAGCTCAAAGAAGAATACTTAGTATTCGATGAGTACGTTAAAATAGAATCTAACACTTCAGCCTATACTGTTCCAGAAAGAGCTTTGGGAAGTAAACTAAGAGAAGCCTCTTACGTTGACAGTCTAGATCAAGGAACTGCTAATGCTAACGAATACGAGCTTACTCAGATCGGAGTAGACGAGCGTTATTCACTAGCAAACAACACAATTGAAACTAGTAATTGGAAAAGATTTTACATGGAAGGATCAGACCTAGTTCTATTTCCAGATGTAGGATCTAACCCCTCTGGTTATATAAGATTTTTCTACCACATCCGCCCAGGCACATTAGTTGCCGACACTGAAGTTGCAGTAATCTCAAACATAGACAGAACTACTGGAGTTATTCTACTGGCTAACGCGCCAACTAAATTTCAAACTGGAAAGCAGTATGATTTCGTAAGAGCACGTTCGCCTCATAACATTATATCAATAGATAAAATGGCTAGTAACTACAGCACGGGTACTAAGACTATTCAATTTGCAATAGACGACATTCCCGCCAATCTTCAAGTTGGAGATTATATTTCTGCAGCAGGAGAGAGCTGTATTCCAAGCGTTCCCACAGAGCTTCACTCTATTCTTGCGCAACGTGTTGCGCAAAGGGTGTTGGAGTCTATTGGAGATACTCAAGGCTTAACAAACGCTACCGCTAAGCTGGCAGAAATGGAATCTAACATGGCGATCATGCTCCAATCTCGCGTTGAAGGTGCTCCAAGAAAAGTAGTAAATAGAAACAATACCATGAGAAGAAACGGTAGAGGATATTTCTAATGTCTCAATACTTAAACTTAAACCCAAAAGGTTTATTTACATACTACAATAACCTATCGGAGGTTTCTCCGGGAGCCCTTCTGAAGGGAACTAATACCGTTTTAAATAGAAACGGAGTTATTAATCCTAGACGTGGTATAAAGTATTACGGTCCTACTCTGCCGAATCTTGCTGATAGAGCAAAGCAATTAATGCAATATAAAGATACCCTCATCCGCCACGTTAATGATAAATTAGCGTTTGAAGTCGGAGCTGGAGTATTTACTGATTTTGAAGGTGACTTTACAGAAGTAATTACTGGAGAAAGAACAAAGTATTTAGAAAATAAGGGTAACTTATATTTCACATCGTCAGAAGGAGTTCAAAAGATTTCTGTAAAGGACGCTAGTGAATTTGGAGATGCAGTAATTACACAAACAGGGGCTCCGGCTGCTTTGGGTGGATACGCTCTTCCAAACTATTCGACATTAGGATTTTTAAATCTTGGGTCACAAGTTCCATACCAAGTTACATGGTCTATAAAAGATGCAAATAATTTACTTATAGAAGGAGTTCCTTCGGAAATAATTGTTTGTAAAAATGAATCTCCAACCTCAGATGTTTCTGTAGACCTAACAGTTCAGATTCCTTCTGGAGTAAATGAAGATTATATTTTAAGAATATACAGAGCCGAGCAGTCTCTCTTAACAGATCCACTCAAAGTAACTTATAATTTAGTATTCGAAGGTAATCCGGAGACAGTAGATATTATTTTAGGATATATCACATACACTGATTTTGTTAACGAATCTTTTAGAAATGCGGGGGAGCCTCTTTACACAAACGCTACTTCAGAGGGTATTTCTCAAGCTAACTATAGACCTCCAAGTGCTCGTGACATTGAACTATTCAATAACTCCGTATTCTATGCAAATACCAGAGAAGCTCACCAAAAAAACTTTTCAATGATTACGTCAGAAGATTTACTTGCAACTACTAAAATTACGATTGCGGATAATGATGGCACATACACTGTCCAATTTAGAGGACAAACGGAACAATCTACTATAGTTGTTCAACAGTCTAGTTTAATTACTGACCATTCCTTTTTCTTGGTAAACTCAGCAAATAATGAAAGAAGATATTTTGTATGGTTCGATAAAAGTGGAGATAATATTACTCCAGAATATCCAGAACACGTAGGAAGATTCCCTCTTCGCATTGACGTATCTACTCCAATGACGGCAATTCAAGTTGGAACTGAAATCGAAAATACATTAGCCAATTTACTAGACTTTGCAGTAACTAGTTTGCTGGGAATTGTATCCTTTTTCAATCTTTATAATGGATATGCCGATGCTACCGCAGACAGCGTAGGGCAGCCTACTAACTTTACATTCACGACTTTGCAACAAGGTTTAGGACAAGATGCAAGTTTAGGCTTCGCATTACTAAGTAACAAAACTACAGACGCAGAAAGAATCGCAGAAATGACTAAAAGTTTAGTAGATACCTTTACTCAGATGCAGAATAAATATATCGTAAAATATACGAGTACTTTTGATAGCATTCCTGGTATATTCTCAGTCATGTCTTCAAGTTTAGTGGATATGCCGTTCTACATCACCACAAATGAATTCGACGCCTCAACTTCGTTTAGTCCAGCCCTAAATGTTGCATTTACTAACACTACAGCTACGGTAAGTCCTTTGGCGTGTACTCTAACAACTTCAGCCCCGCATGGTTTAGTAGTTGGAGATAAAGTTTTCATCTATAACTTCAAAACTAATACTTCCACAGTTAGCGGTCAATACACAGTTACAGCGGTTCCGACTTCTACTACATATACAATTAATTTGACTATACTAAGCTTACTTAGCGCGGGGTTTGTTACTAAAGCCGCTGGAGCTAGTGAGAACAACGCTACAATCAATAGCTTATATTTTTCTAAAGATAATCAGCCAGAGTCTGTTCCTTTAGTTAATCAAATTTTAGTGGGGTCTTCAGATGCTCCAATCTTAAGAATTAAGGCTCTCAGAGAATCCCTATTTATTTTTAAGACCGACGGGCTATTCCGCCTAAGCGGGTTCAGTGCGAGTGATTTCGTAGTACAGTTATTCGACAACACAGTAATCTTAAAATGCCCGGACAGTGTAGCTAGTTTGAGCAACGAGATCTACTGCTTTGCTAATCAGGGAGTCGTAAAGATTTCTGAGGTTGGAAAAGACGTAATATCTAAGCCAATCTACGACAAGTTAATCCCATTCATCACTACTAACACTAATCTAGCGAAGGCTACGTTTGGGGTGGCATATGAATCGGATAGATCGTACATTCTGTTTACGGTTAAGTCTAAATTAGATACTACTTCTACAGTGGCGTATCGCTACAATGTGGACACAGATTCTTGGACTGACTGGGATGTACACAAGACTTGTGGGATCTTAAAACAACTAGACGATAAACTTTATTTTGGTTCAGCCATTGCCAATACACTTGAGCAGGAAAGAAAGGACTTTAACAGGTTCGACTATGCTGACAGAGAAATTATTCTAAGCTTAGCAGCCTCTTCATTAACTGGCAACATAATCAAGCCTTCTAATTTTGAAACAGTTGCTGTTAACGATGTTATTACTCAAACTCAGTATGTAACACTTTACCAATTTAACCAATTGTTAAAAAAATTAGATCTAGACAATGGAATAAACAGCTACAGCTTTTTTGCAAACTTAGCAGCAGCCCCAGGAGGAAACCTTTCTTCTTATTTTACTTCTTTAGTAACTAGATTGAATATTCAAGACACGAATCCGTTTGTAGATACTCATGGAAATACTTCGTATGTGTTCAATGGATCGAGTGATTTTGCATCTATCCAAACTCAATACAATGCAGTTATAGATAGATTAAATGAATCTCCAACGTTGTTTCTGAGCAACTACGCTAAGTCGCTAACTACGACATTACAAGAAGCTATTGTCTTAGAAAAAGACACAACCCTAAAGCAATTTACATTAGAGAAAAGTCCTTCGTTCATTCAAGGTCCAATCTTAATTTATAAGGGAATTAATACAGAGATTGAATTTGTTCCTCAACATGGAGGAGATCCTTCAACTTTAAAACAATTTAGCAGCGGTACGATCCTTCTTGAAAATAGAAGCTTTTATTCTGCTTACGTAGGGTTTAACAGTGACCTAAGTGTGAACTACGACAACGTACTCATTTCTCCAGTATCATACGGTAATTGGGGAGATTTTACTTGGGGAACTGGCGCTATCTGGGGCGGTCAAGGAGATCGTGCTCCACTAAGAACTTATATCCCTGCTAAGAAGCAAAGATGTAGATTTATTGGAGCTAGATTCTCTCACGGGATTGCATTGCAGTCATTTTCACTATATGGACTTAGCTTGACGTTTACCGTTAGTAGCGAAAGAGCGTATAAATAATGGCTAAACTACAGACTAAAAAAATTAATGTAAACGACTTTTCTCCAGATGCTCGTCAGGATATAGCGAAGATTGCAAGGTCTTTAAACCCTTTTTTTGACGACGTGGAGAGAGCTTTTAGGAAGGGCTTGTCTGTGGAAGACAACCTACCATTTCAATACATTACAGTAACTCTAGAAGTTGATGCAAACGGCAAGCCAAAACAGCAGGTAAGCACATCTTTTAACTTGACAAATTTGAAAGGCTGCGTTATAATTAATGCTAAAGCTGCCGATACTACTGTGTTCCCCACAGCCACGCCTTTTGCAAGTTTCAATACTTCAGGCTCTGTATTTACAGTAACGAATGTTGCCGGTTTACCCGCAGATAAATCATTCACACTAACCCTTTTATTGATGGCGTAATATGACACAAGAAGAACAAGACGTAGTAAATTTAGCCACTCCTGAAAACTTCCTGGGTTTTGACGATAAGGGCAGCGCTATTATCAGAAATGCCAGTGGACAGTTACAAGCTTACGGAGGCTCCGACTGGACCGCAGTTACCGATGCTTTAAAAGCTAAGCACGGAGAAAAATCATTTAACGACTATATTGGTAATGAACAATTAAAAGCTTTGGGTGGAGAATTCCAAGGTATTGATGAAGAGTCTGGAGCTGCTGTCTTTACAAAAGACGGAGAGACTTTCGGTATTGCAAAAGATGACCCTGACTACAAAAATCTATTTAATGTAGCTAAGAATTCTGCTCCGGCTAAAACTTGGTTTAACCCAAATTACGAAAAACAATTTAATCAAATTCAAGAAAAGGGAACTCAGTTTTCTGGATTCGATGATCAGGGAAATGCTCTATTTAAAAACAAAGTAGGACAATACGAAACAGTAACTAATAAAGATGCTGGATTTTACAAGTATGCTCAGAAGTTTAAATCTGATCAAAAATTCCAAGGTGTTCAAGGTGTATCTAATGCAGTAAAGGGAGAGAACGTTGCTCCTATTGGAAACATGAATTCTAATGTAGCCTCTACTTCTGCCGACGCCAATAGAAAAGCATTAGGTGCTCAAGGTGGAGGATTTAGTCGATTTTCTGCAAGCTCAACCACCCCAGGTAAATTACAAAACAATGCTCCCAGTGCTAATCAACCGACTACTGTGGGAGGAGCTAAGCCGCCAGTCAATATCGCTCCACCTACTACAGCTTCAGCAGCTCAACAGCAGCCAGTTGGATCGTACAATGCTCAAGCCCTAAATACAGGAGCTAAAGTTAAAAAAGCTAAAGCTCAGCCAGTACAAGCTCCTCCTTCGATGAGTGTTTCTGACATTGCTGTAAAGATGGGTAAAGAATACGCTACGAACTTTGCTAATCAAAAATTAGCTGAAGTAAAAACTGCTGCTAAAGAAGGAGCTACAAACTTCGTCAAAACAGCAACACAGCCATACAGAGATTTAGCTAGTGGACAAATAAAAGAAGCCACTGGATTTGACCCTTCAAAGTCTTTATCTGAACAAGCGGCAGAACAGGCAGGAAAGGCAACTGGAGTAGATTCACAATATTTCGTTGATCCAAAAAATGCAGCAATAAACCAAGCTAGTAGTGCTATAAATGATAAACTAGGATTCGATGCAGTAGCTGCAGCCCGAGATCCTAAAGCATATTTAAAGCAACAAGCTGAAGAGCAGTTATCAAAACAACTGGGCTTCAACGTTGCTGAGTTAGCCAAAGATCCAAAGCAGTTTGCAATCAACCAAGGTGTAAACATGCTCGCCAATTATACGGGTGCCGACGCTGGGACTTTAGCCGGAGCTGCCGGAGCCTTATTTAAAGGCGGAAACATGGTTGAGAACGCTAAGGAATATGCAAAAGAAGAAGCTAAAAGACAAGCTAAGCAAGCTGCTCTAAATCAAATCGCAAGTTATTACGGAGTAGATGCCAACGCAGTAGGTGGAGCTTACGACGTAGGTAAAGACGTATTGAAGGGCGGAGTAAGCGAAGACACGGCTAGAAAGGCTGGAGAGACTGCGGCTAGAGCTGCCGTAATGTACTACACGGGAGGAACAGTAACCCCAGAAAATTTAGAGTTGGCATCTAACGTATTACTAAAAGGATATGAAGGAGCTTCTAATAAGTTTGGAACGGTTGGAACACTAGCTGCCCACCCTTTAAAAACTTATGGTGAGATGTATGGAGCAGCCGGAGATATCCTAGATTACGGAATTAAAGATGTCGGACAAATGGGAGCTGACATGTATAGCAACGGTAAGAATGATATTGGTGGTCTTAAAATGATTGCTAAAGGTAACATTGGCGATGGTATTTCTCAAATAGCCAAAGGCTCTTTAGACATGGTTACAAAAAATATCGCAGCATCCCCCGTAGCTGCTGTTAAAAAGATTGTATCTTCAGTAGGTAGCGCAGTTAAAAACATTTTCTGTTTTGACGGTAACACTGAAATTTTAATGGAAGATGGCAGCTATAAAAAAATTAAGCTAATTAAACTAGGGGATAAAATTGCTCTAGGTGGATTAGTAACGGCTATCGGACAATCAGCCTCTACTGAAATCTACAACTACAACGGAGTAAAGGTAGCTGGCGGACATGCGGTTTTTGAAGATGGAAAATGGGTACGAGTCTTCGATAGTAAGAAAGGTGAGTTACTGGAAGGGGAAGAGCTTATAGTTTATCCAATGTCGACAGAACACCACTTAATCGTAACTAAAGACCAGATCTGGGCTGACTTACTGGAAGTAGACGACAAGCAAAACAAAACTGAAGCTGAGTCTTTAAAAGAACTCAACAAGCAGACAGTAAAAAATAAAATGTTGAAATCTTACCTGAAGGTTAAATTTGGAATTAGTTAAATACGAAAATGAGGATTATCCACTAATTTTAGAATGGTTTGCCAAGTACAACTGGGCTCCTTGCGATGCTGACTGCTTCCCAGTGAACACTTACTTCGCTGTTAAAGACGGACGTAAGCTAGCACTATCTTGCTTCATGGCTACAGATTCTACCATAGCCTTTATGGGAATTACCCTCACCAATAGAGATGAAGGTTCTCCCGCAGAGCAATCAGAAGCTGTTGATTTTTTGTTGAAGGAAATTGCCCAAAAAGCCAAAGAACAAGGTTACAACTACTTATACAATTTCACTGAAAGTAGAGCTATGGTCTATAGATTTAGAAAACAGGGATTCAGAGTGGCTAACCGAGGAATATCTTACAGTATCGTGGGGGATTTAACAAATACCGGACGTACTAAATTTTTCGAAGAATAAGCTAAGTTAACAAATATATGTAGAGGTTCACACATGGGATTATTCGATTCACTATTAAAATCAGTATCTAACTATATACCTGACGAATACGAAGACGATGTTGCGGCTGCCGCACAAGAATATGCTCCTCAAGCCAAAGAGCTTGGATCTAGTGCTTTGTCGAGTATTGGCAGTTCTTTAAGTGGATTATTCAACTCAAACCCTACCAACGGCAGAATGTCTGACGAAGACTACGCTAAGTGGAAAGCGGCTGGGAATGACGACTCAAAACCTGGCTTTTGGGAAAACCTATTTACGGACGATCCAAACTCTGGATGGTACGATACAATGAACCAAGTTCCAGACAATGAAAAATACACTACTCGTGCTGAGCTAGAGGCTGCTAAACTTGCTAATGCAAATAAAGCTAAGTCTCCCGGAATAATGGATAGTATTAAGAATTATTTCACCGACGATCCTAATTCTGGATGGTATGATGAAATGACGAACAACAATGCACTAAGAAGCGGAGAAGCTGATTACGATGCATATCTAAAAAATCTTAGAAGTGGGGAAGCAGCATACGCATCTAACCCTACAAACAGTAACATGCTTGAAAGCGCCTATAAAACAGCTCTATCTGGAATTGGAAAGGCAGCCCCTACGTTAGGTGCCCTTGCCCCAGTGCTAGGCTCAGGACTTGGATATTTAGCCTCTAGTGGCTTAAGAGATCAATCTCAGTCCGCTTACAACAACTCATTAAATTCCGCAGGAACTCAAGTTTCTATGGGACCATCAGCTTCTGAAAATCTTCAAGACAGTCAACAGGATTTAGCAAACAGAGCTACAGCTACTCAAATGATTGCACAACGTGCGAATATGGGATTAACTGACGAAGATAAGGCTATGTTCGAAAAGGCTAGGCAACAAGCTGACGAAGGATTCCAAGCTAATCAATCTAAAATTACTACAGACCTAAACAGACGCGGCATGGGACTATCTCCAGCTTTAGTAATGGCTCAACAACAACAAGCTGCTCAAGACAACGCAAAACGTCAGAATGACGCTCAACTAGCTCAGACTGCAGAATCATTTAAAGCTAAACAAGCGGCTGCTACAGCACTCGGTACAATGGCTAACGCAAACCTACAAGGTGACTTTAGCAGAGGTTTAGCTAAGGCTAACAATCAAGATGCTATCTCTAGATTCAATGCTGAACAAGAACGTGCTCGCGCAAATGCCCTTACTCAAGCTCAACAGACTCAAGGAAATCAACTTGGAAATGCTGCAGCAGATAAGGCAGGAGCTATCACTAATATTGGAAGCGGGATTGGAACGGCTATCGGCGCTCTACTAAAAAAATAAGGAATTAATATGGCATCATTTGACGACTTTTTAAAAATGTTTAAAGACTCCCAAGGAATAGATCAGCCTGCTGTAACCATTCCATACAGACCTGATGAATCTGCTGTTATGCCTCCTCTAGGATTGGCTATTGGCGGACAACAAGAAATAGTAGGTATGCCTAGTGGATCAACTCCAGATGAGTCTATGCCTGCAGAAATGCCAGCAGCTCCCCCACAAATTACTCCAGATGTAATCAATAAGCTCAAGGCAATGTCAGCTTCTCGCGCTCCCACAGCAGTTCCGCAAGCTATGCCAATTCCCGCTAAGCCTCCAGTAGATTTAGAAGATAAGCAATACCTAGGTGCTCAGGACGAAGCTCGTAAAAATAGAAAGTATGCAGAGTTACTTGCAGCTTCTAACCAAATGGCTCAAGGTGTGGCATCTTTAGGTGCGGGTAAAAAAGTAGACGTTAACAATGCCGGCGCGGAAATGTTAATGAAGTCTGCCGATGCTCCAGTAAAGGATTTAACTGAGCAAAGAAAACAAGAGAAAGAATTCTTAGATTTAATGGATGACAAGAAAAAGAACGATCCAACATCTGAAGTTTCTCAACTATACAGAAAAGCATTTAAAGATTTGGGAGTGCAGTTAGGTGACGGAGCTACGGCTTCTGAACTTGAAAAAGCATCTCCAGTAATCGCGCAAGCTATCAACACTCAGCTAAACAGAGAAGCTCAAAAACTCCGTTACGCAGAACTAGCGGACAACAAAGCCGAAAGAAATAACGATAAGAAGCGTGAACTTGACGATAAGTATATGTCAAAGTTTAACGACACTATCAACAAGTTTGAAAAAGAAAAAGTAGAAGGGGACAAGTACTTCGACACAGCATTAACTCTTGCTGACGACGCTACTAAGTCACCTACAGCCGCAGTAAACTTAGCCCGATCTTTGATTAAGTCAATTGAAGGTGCTGGAGCCAGAGTTTCTGATAAGGATATTGAAACTACTCTAAGAGCCGGAGGTGTTAGTGACAACGCCATCGCTCAACTACAGACAGCGGAAAGCGGAACTATCCCTCCATTTCAAGCTGAAGACGTAAAAAAACTAATGAGAGCAATGAAGGCTATTTCAGATACTAAATTTAATGAAAGAAAAGAGCAGATGGTTTACCGCCAAGCTCAGTTGTTAAAAACTACTCCGGAAAGAATTAAAGAAGCTACGTTTATGCCAGAAGCTAAGAAAGAGTCTACTGAATCAAACACAGTAAGAGTTATTTCTCCGGCAGGAAAAACGGGAACAATTCCAAGATCAAACTTAGAAGCGGCTAAAAAACAAGGCTTCAAGGAAATATAATGAAAGACTTTAAAGATTTAGGATTTCAGGAAGACGATCACTCAGATTTGGGATTCCAAGCTGATGATCACGCACAATCTTCTCCGGCGAGTGAAGCTCCAGGATATTTAGAATCTTTTGGCAGAGGTGCAGCTCAGGGAGCTAGCATGGGATTTGCAGACGAAGCAACTGCAGGAATTGAGTCACTACTTACTAATAAAAAATATGAAGATGCTTTAGCAGAGTCTAGAGCTAATTATAAGGCAGCAGAAGAGACCAATCCTAAAATGTCACTAGCGGGTAACTTGACTGGTGGTGTGGCAGGTGGAGCAGCTCTATCAGCCGCAGCAGCCCCATTAGCAGGTGTTGCCGGAATTAGCAAGGCAGCTCAAGCTATTAGCACTTTAGACAAGCTTAAAAAGGCTGCAGCACTAGGTGCAGGTATGGGAGCTATTACTTCTGCAGGAACTTCAGAAGAGCCTCTAATGACTCGTCCAGTAGAGTTGGCTAAAGACGTAGCAACGGGAGCCGCTCTAGGTGGAGTCGGTGGAGCAGTGTTTAGTAAGGCTGGGGATTTGGCTGGTAAAGCCGCTTCAAAGGCACGCGAAATAGGAGCTATCGATGATATGTTTAGGGCTTTTAACGTGGGCGAAAGAGGTTATAACTATTTTAAGCCTGGAGATATGGAAAAACTCGAAGGAGAAGCTACAGAAGCTGCAGCTAAAACTAGAGACACTGTTCAACAAAAACTAGCTAACTTTGCAAATGCAAAAAAGCAGATACTAAATACAGCAGAACAACAAGGAAAGACGATTGATATTCTTCCTATGTTTAACAAAGCTAAAGTTGAAATAGAAAACTTAACATTAGATGAAATTGGTGCCGCCGACAAAAGGAAGTTACAAAGTGTTTTAAACGGTCTTCCTCAACAGTTGGATTACCAAAATATTTCTCCATCTCAAGCAGACAGAATTAAGCAGATGTTTTCAAACTACACGTCTTTTGGGGACGAGTCTTTAAAAACTAAAGAAGCTAAAAAGATCGCTATGGACATGGTTAAAGCCCTGGACGCACAAGTATTAAATTCAGTAGACGACGTAACTACTACTGCCGCCATCTCAGGAATGCAGCAAGAATTGGGTAACGAAGTAACAGATTACCTAGCTCGTGCTCAGGCTCCTGGACAATCTAGTATGAAGACTGTGAATAAAGGCTTGAGTGATCTAATGACTACTCAAGAAATACTAGGTCAAGACAGCGGTAATGCTGCTGATAGAATTAAACAAATTCAAAAGCTACGCACCATGCTCGGACGTACAGCTTCTGAGGGTGACGGCGGTATTACTGCCCGCGAAACAATAAAAGAAACTAAGAAAGTACTCCAGAATATTGCCCCGGAAATTGCTGAGCAAACAATCGGGAAAGCGGAAGATCTGGCAGACGATCTATATTTAAAGAAGCTTGCCAAAGGACAGATTCAGTCTGGGGTTGGTAGCTTGTGGGGTATTGGTAACATTGCTTCAGTGGGTGGATCAAACATCGCAGGGAGCGTTTATGGAGCTTCTAAGGGACTTGCCACTCCAGACAGTACAGGCTTTAGAATGATGGCTAAATATGCTAGCAAAGGCGGAGACAACGCTCTAAGTTCAGCATTAGATAAGATTGCAAATACAGTAGATGATAGTAGACGTAAGGCTATGGTAAACACATTAATGCAAACTCCGTATTACAGAAAGAAAATTGAAGAAATACAAAACAAACTTGAAGGGATGATGGGCGACGACGATGGATCAAAGAATTAATCGACTTGAAGAGAAGTTAGACACTAAGTTAGATTCTATCGTGGAAAAGCTCCATGATATTAACATAACTTTAATTAGAAACACTGACTCTCTGGAAGTGCACGAAATGCGCACAGACATCGCCGAAAAGAAGCTTTCTCTTTACGAAGATCGATTAGACCAGCTAGAAGCAAAAGATAAATTGATCACATCAATAGTTACAAAAATTATTCCCGGAGTGGCGGCATGTGTAATGTTCGTTTACAAAATGGGGTGGTTTGAAAAATTAATTAAACTTTTTTCTTAACGTCATCCAGCACGGCAATCATAAGAGTTTCGAAGTCATTTAACTCAGCATAAGTTGATTCATCTACTGCTTCAATTAAATCAGTTGGATATAACATCTCACCCTTAGCCTTAGCCACCGACAAGTAGTCCATGTTATTATGATTGTTTCTGTCATAACACTCCTTACGTGTTGCAGCATCTGTGGGATGAATACAGCTCTTCAGGTACTTACCATCTCCTCTAACGCTGCCTTCTTCCTTTTTGAAGTCCCCAGAATAATATTCTCCGCTAAATCTATTCAGCCAGTCCATTTCGTCCGGCGTCAATTTATCAAGGTAATCGTAATCAATTTTATCGAATTTAGTTCGAGAATTAACTCTTGGATTTAAAGCTGGGTATTTTGTTGAAGCGCGTTTCTTTTTTTTGTCGGAAGACATAGGCTAGGTTTCTCTCTCTGAAGAAGGACGGATTGTTGCAATTAAAAACAACAACAGTTCTTCTGTGATTGGTAGTACCTACAATTATAGCACAAAACGTGCCAAAGTCAAGCAAATTATCTGACTGTTCGCAATATATTTCATAAAGGCAACGTAAATCAATACTTACCTCTTGTTTTTTAGTTAGGTCGATTCCATGATAGGCGATGAACTCGTCTAAAGACTGGAATACTGTTTTGGCTAAATCAACTAAAGAGTGTGTCAATAATACCTCCCGGAGAAACTTCGACGAAATACACGTTTCTCGTTCCATTTTCAGCCCTGGACCACTCCACAAATTCCTCATTGTACCGCACCGAATAGTATATAATACTATATTTTCTATTTACACAGATGTATACTTTTGGAATTGGTTTTTCAAATAATCTAGTGAAGAAGCTCATATAGAAGTCCTCCAAATGCAAACAATTCTGCGCGAACAAGGTACATGCCGTCCCGCCTAAAATCTTCAGCGTTCCTTTCATTATGGGTGGAGTAGTTCTGCCAGCAATCAGAATACTTATTTTTATGTGCGTATAGAAAGTGGGAGCGGGACATAAAAATCTTATAACATTTCATTTGCAAAGTTCCCTAATAAGTTCCGATTTTAGAGTAGCTTCTTTTATAACGAGCCAAGATCCTCTATCTACTATTTTTCTATGTGAATAGTTTAACACCAACATGTTATTCCAATTTCTTAAACTGTCCATTAAATTGTTTTTAGTAATTAGTCTATATCTTAATTTATCCTTCGACATTTTAGATCCAGGTAAAGTTTGAAAGCCTCTAAGGGGCAATCAGTGCTATATACCAAATCTCCATTCTGCCAGATTTCAGCTTCTTCCGACTCTGAGCAATAGGAAAATACATAGCGCTTATCCTGAGAATAGAACTCGATGGCTCCAATGTCAAGCTTTTTCACTGAACGAGGGGAAAATGATGCTATTAGTTTTTCTCCCGGAGTTCGGAAGAATCGGTAGTAAAGTTTTTTAAACATAGCAAATCCTTTGCAGTGTTAATTTAGTAGCGTGACTTTATTTCTTTTTTAAGTTGCCCTAATTTTAAGTCTAATTCTTTTAGCGAAAATTCTTTGTCAGCTTCGAAAGAATAGTAGTCCAGAATTGCGTCTTCCGCATCATACCCAATACTGCGGCAAGTCATCGAAGATATTTCTGAGATTCTTTTATTTAGAAAAGTAATACTATTTATTAAGTGCATATTGGACATTTCAGATATATTTAAAACTTCTCCACTTTTAGTTTTCCAAGTACTCATCTTCTCTTTCCTTTTAGTATAACTTTAGATCCAGATTTTTTTAATAGAGGCTTGAAATTCAATATTAAGTAGATTATAAACGAAAGCAACAAGGCTCCCCAAGACATGGCAGAAATAACCAGTATAGAAGCTAAAGATGCTCCGTCGATGTCGTTGCCCAAAACCCTACTCACGTAAAATGTAAGTATGATAAAAGTAAGTATGAACCCAGATAAGTAAATAATCATTCTTCCTCTTCCTCAAATTCCTCGTCAATAATTCCAGAAATGACCGCAGGACTAATACCATTAGTCGGACAGTCTACGGAGCAGCTCCACTCCAGTCTCCCGGTAGGGGCTCCCAAGCTAATGCCCTTTATAAAGTATTCTTTGCAATTGTTAGAATGTACAGGTTTAAAAACTTCAAATTTACTTACACTAGTCTGATCAAAAGCATATTCTAAAAAATCAATGTAAAGCTTTGTTTTTAGATTCATTAAAGGTATCCTATTAGTTCGTAGTGATTTTTAACTAACTTTTCTACAGTAACTTTATCATCAAGTATCCACTCGTCTGGAGCGCACCATCTATCTTGAGATTCTATGCCGTTTTCAGTAATTCTAAATATTAGTAAATAATCTGTTACTTCGCTGTAATAAATAGCCATTATTTTTTAGCCTTGATAAGTACGATTTTAGAAAGTGCTGATATATAATACAATGCAAATACAACCGTTACCCAAGAAAATATCCCTATAAGTATACAAAAAATTAAATTTTTAATAGTTAGATCTTCTTTATCTTCAACTACAGAGCAAAAAATTGCACTAATTATTGCTAATACAAATCCTATTAAGTAAATAGTTAGTCCCATCTAAAACTCCAGTCCTAAGGTTAAGCCGATCTTCTTATCTGTCGTCGCCATTGCCCCGACCACAACATTACTGAAAACTCTCTTAGAAACTATAACACCGTAGTCACGCTGTGTCAAGTCATTAATTGGAACGTAAGCTAAAGCCTGTAGCGTCAATCCGACTCTGTTCTCCACCACTTTAGAAGACTCTTGTTTAGCCTCTACCACAGTGCGCGTGTCTTCTCTTTCGTGCTCAGTCTCAGTAATGGTGCCATCTGGTTTAGTGATCTTCTCTCTATAGACGACCTTAGTCTTAGCCTCTTCCTTTACATACTCTTTTTTGACTACTTCAACAGTCTTAGTTGGCTTTGTGAAATATCCAGCTCCAAAAGCTAAGCCTAGGGCTAATACAGAAAAGATAATTTTATTAGTTGTTGTCATGAGAATAATTCCTTAATTAAATTGGAGTGTAGAACTTTGATATTCGCTACAAATATTCCATCGGAGGTAGAGTAATTATCGCTGTAATTTTTAGATTCGCTGTACGCCCTACCCGTGGGTGCTCCCACGTCTCTGCCCGTGTGATAGACTTGGAAATGCTCTAAGTAGAACCAGTTGAATTGTTTTTTATTCTTATTACTAATCATAAGATTCCAAAGAGAAAAGGAGCCTTTCGGCTCCTAGAAGGTTTAGTATTTGGGAGTAGAGATTGTCTTAGGACCCCTGAATTCTCTGTTAACGTAGAACATTAATGTTTTGTAAGCATTGTTTTTCTGAGCAGCAGAAATGATATCGCCAGTTATAGACTTGCCACTAAGGGAATTACTGCCGTCTGATTTTTGAGCAGGAAGATCGTAACCTACGCTAGTTAAAATATAAACATCACCAGTAACTACGTTGACGAATCTAATTTGGTATCTCAATACTGAGGTACTTAGTGGACAACTTGACATATCATACTTTATCTCTAAAGAAATAGGTCCTTCTAAATAATATCTAGATTGTGTAGACTTGATAGAACTTGATAGGTTTGAAGCACAAGACAAGTCCACCACTTTATCAGCGTATCCGCCCGAGACAGCATAATCCCCAGTAGTCCATAGCTCATTATCATACTGTTTTCTGTAGCTCTCCAGAGTTTGTTTGCCGTTAGTTCTAGCTACGACTCCAGAATCCATAGTAGTGATGATTTGTTTTAGATAAGCAATTCTATTATCAATAGACATGCCCTCTCCAAATTCTCCGCCCTCCATTCCAGAAACTGGGTGAGACATTAGAACTCCAGTATTAGTGATAAGTCTTTCTCCTGGATTAGCCTGAGCAATTTGAAATCCCATTGAGGCTGAAAAAATGTTTACAGTCTTAACTGGTTTTTTGTATCCCTTTAGGTACTGAATAAGATCTAATCCGTCGAATACACTTCCGCCGGGAGTGTTTAAAACAAGATAAATAACAGGCTCTTGATTTGATTCTAGTTTAGCCAGACTTAAGATAGTCTCCGTCACAGAGTTAGCAGAAACTGCATCGTTTAAAGTAACAGTGTTGTTTAAATTTAGGTCAATGACCTCAGCACTTAAAGCTGTTACACTAAACAGCAATAGCATTCCCAGGATAAATTTCATTAAGACTCCTTGTCTATTTTCTTAGCTCGTCGTGAGCCAACTTGCAGGTTTTTTGTGCGAAAAGCAAAGCGCCTTCCAAAATAAAGGAAACAGCTCGAATAAAATACATCAGTAAGCATAGAGGAAGTTTTAACTTCTCTATCCAAGTAGAGCGCTCTGCCGTTTAAGAAGAGGATAAAGTAGAATGACACCATTACTAAAAACTTAGAGGTGCTGAATTTATCAGTAGCTTCGTCGTGAGATAAGTATACTAGTAATCTTCTCATACGTGTGCCGCCATATAAAGCCCGATGCCGATAAACATCCAAATGCATCCGTAAGTAGAGTTAAGAGACTCATCTTTATTTTTATTCCATTGGTCCAAAAATGCTACGTGTGCAATGTATAGTGCCATAAAAATTATAATGCTCATTTCTTTTTCCCTTTTTTAACCTTCTTTAGTATACTCTTTTTGTTGGGTCGCGTCAAGACCTTTTTTCGACTTCTTGCTAATTCTCTTTCTTCTCGCGTCTTTGCGTCGTGATGCGTTTTGCAGATTACTTGGAGCCCAAACACGTCACAAAACAATCTGAGGATAAAGCTGTCGAATCCCTGCCACCCCACGTTAGGATCTACCGCTGGCTCTATATGATCTACTTGCACGTCCTTGGCACGATGTAACACGTCAGGACCGCAAATGGCACAATGATACAGTCCGCGCTCTACACGAGCAGCTCGCAATGCGTCACCTCGTGCGGGAGAACGCAGCCAAGCGCGGCGGAGAGTTGAGACGCAGTAGGATTTTAGTTTAGAATCGATAGCCATTATTTTTTCCTAGTTAGTTCTTTAATTAATTTTGAGTTTATAGCCCCTTTACAGATATACCATTGATTGGAAGATATATGAAATGACCCATATTTTCCAAACTTCAAAGGACCGAGGCGGGTTAATTCTAGAAGATAGTACATGTTTAACCACGTGAAAGAGGGCTTATCTTTATTGCTAATAGCCATATAACTCTCTTAGTAGCTCTGATTTATAGACAGATTCGGAGATAACAAAACAGTCTTCAAGACACTCATATTTTGAAGATTTATAATTATTAATAAAGCTGTGAGATATTCCTTCCGATAATATTTCCTGATTAGTCCAGTCAAATTTAAAGTCCTTTTTATTGCTAATTGCCACGGAACAACTCCTGAAAAATGTCAGTGCCTAATAGCTGTATTTTGTGGGTTCCTCTACTGTGAGACAGATAGGCTATCTCATCACCTCCGTATCTAGAGTGAAGTGCTATGTTGAATTGCATAAATTTAGGAGAATAAATAAATTTCACGATAATAGTTCCTTGTAAACGGCAGATCTGAACACATCTAAGTGGAGCACATAGCGAGTTCTCCAAGGACGAGTCCTAGCATAGTCGTAAGTTCCAGACTGGATTAGACCACTGTTAAAAGCTTGAATTGAATGAACAGGAAAAAACCAAGCATCAGTCTTGTTTATCGCCATTTTCGTTTTCCTTAAAAAAGTCAATCATTTCTTTAGAAAAGTAATCGAGGAAGATTTCTGTTTCTAAGTCCAGCTCGTCGTCCTGAGGGATCTTGTGGATCATTTTAATTTTAGCGATTAGTTTTTTCTTAAGCTCTTCCATATAGCTCCTCTAGTAGTGTAGAATATATTACTCGGTGATTTAAAATTATGAATTCATTTTTATACCAGAAAAGCTCGGAAACCGCCTCTTCAAATGTGTAAGATCCGACCTTGTAATCTAAATCCAGCAGCCACTCTGCATACATCCAATCAAAAGTATCTGTGTCTTTATTACTTATCGCCATACAATTCCTTAAAAATTGGAGTCCTCAATGTTGCGTAGCGAACTATGAATGTCGGAGGAGTGTGGTGAGTTCCAATTCTATAATGATCCTTTATCTCCTCAAAACTGCCCCGAGCTGGGTGAAGGGTCCATCCGCCATACCCTTTGTAAAAAAATCTATGTTGAAGCTCCGGTCTTTTCACAACCACAATTCCTTAAATAAATCACTGTGAACAGACTTTAGTCTGTAGATGTAAACGGGATATACCCAAGGAGTGTATTTATTAATTTTGTAGTATTGTAACCTAGCATGAGATCCATCTATCAATTTATGAAAAGCTTGTTTGCCAAAATGTCCCAAGACAAATCTATGCCTTTTCATTTAAATAACTCCGCAAATATTTCAGCTCTACAGACGCCGGCTCTAACAATGAATGCTGAAACAAATGTTGAATAATGAGGATATAATTCTTTAATTTCTTGGTATTTTCCGGAATGAGGATGAAGTCGCCACTTGTTGTAATTATAAAAATAAAGTTTATGAATTAAGTTAGGTTTTTTCATTACTAATAGTCTCTCTGTGGTTACAAACTTTGCAAACTCTAAGCTCTCTGTTTCCAGGAATAGGTATCTTTAGGTAAGGTCCTCTTGCACAGTTAGGGCAAGTTAACTCCTGACGTCGTTCGGACTTCTCTTCCGAAAAGTCGGCAAAAGCTTCTTGCATTTCCTCCAGATTTCTCTGAATATTTTGAAGCTGTTTCAGCTCGCGTTTTAAGCGACGATTCTCGCTCTCCAGTTTACGGATTTCTCCACGATAATGTTCAGACTCAGAGCGATCTTTATTTCTCAAAAAATTTTACCTCTAAAAAAAGAGATGAAACTATAGAAGATTCGGGAACATCAAGTCTTAGAAAAATAGCACCAGTAAATGTGCCTTTAAATTTCACTCCTTGGTAGGAGGGATCTAAATTCCAAGCTCCAACCATAAGTCCCTTGGAATTAATCCAACAAATTCTAAAATCACGAGTAATTGGTATCATTTCTTAGCCTTAACCTTAATACAGTAGCCATCCTGAAATATTACAGGTAAATCTCTATCTATCATTATGTCATAAAAGCGTTTGTGCGTCAAGTTATCTTTTAATAATTGCACTCTATGCTCGTTACTGCCGCAAAGTATTAGGCTATGTCTAACGGGGCAAATTAAGCCGCTGGGAGACAGAAGTAGGGTGTTGGTAGCTAAGGTTAGGTTCGGGCTGCCAGATAGGCTAATGGTGAAATTACTGGAATATAGGGGGATGATGGATTTTACTGTCGCCTCAGTAATTGTATTGTCTTCGTCCAAAACATTAATTTTGTCGCCAATGCTTATTTTAGTAATAGAGGTAGCCACTTTGTTTTTCCAAACTACATAATTACTTAATATCATAAAGTGCCTGGATTATTTTAGACTTTACAGACTTTTCGTTTACAAACTTAGGATTAGCCATAAATCCATTTTGCCAGTAATCTGCAGAGTAGTCTAAGCTGAAGTTTAGAAATATATGCATGCGCACAGTTTCGAGGCTATCAAAAAATATCCCACGAGTTGAGCGTTTCATTTTAGCAGACCCTCAATAACAGAACTCCGGAAAACTCTAACATCTATTGCGGTATCATGGGTGGAATAGGGATCGTAAACTTCACGAAGAGGCACGAATTCAGATATCTCGTGTTCTAAATAATCTCTATCCTTTAAATATCTATAAATAAAACTTTCCTCGTTATCTACCCAAAAATATTTATTATCGAGAATACGTTTCATTTTACAATTCCTATAGTAGGAAACAGTTCTTGTATCAGGGCAGAATTAATAGTGTTTTGACAAGCTAAAAATATATCTTCGGGATAGAGAGGTAAACTGAAATCATACCTAGGATGCCCGCCAGTAATGAGTACTTCATCTGAAAAAAATGTTTTGTATACTAGATAATATTTCATGATCTTTTGAATCTCTCAGAATGCCAAAGTTTAACGTCTAACTCCAGTCTAGTTAAAGTATCGTCATTGTTAATAATAACGTCATAGTCTTTATCTTCCCCTATAGACAGTTCAGAGACGTGTCCCGACCCTTCGTATCCTGCACGCTTAATTCTGATCAGAGTAGCCCCTAGAGACTTTAGCGCGGCTCTTTCGTTGGGAAATCTAGCGTCAGTAATTACAATGTGCCCTTCCGTTTTTTTAACAACGTCTAGCGCCAAGTTAACAAGAAAGTCTTCGGCGATACAGTTACGTAACAGCTCTGTTCCGATAAACTGCAGTATCTCTCGGGGGGTGTTAAAAAACTTGTCTCTGCCATGCTGCATTAGTAGCTGGGTCTGCATTTCGTCAGCATTAACTAACTTAGCCAAAATCTCCACATTTTCAATTCTCATAATTACTGGAGAATTAAAGCTAAGGTCTTTAAGCGCATCATCTGTAAAATGGATTAGGGGGAGCTGCATACACTCGGCAGAAAGCTTACGCAGAGGATCTGCAAAGGCTACTCTTTGATAATTGAAGTGACGTTTTAATATATCAGCGACGACATCTTTACCTGAGCGTTTAGGAGCAGAGAGTACGATAATCATAAGTATAATTCCTTTAGTAGTTGTGATTTGAAGATTTTATTATTAAGAATAACCGACCCGTGAAACGGGTTTTTGCAGAAAGAGTAGGGCATATTCCTATAGATAGATGATGCAATTGCATCACTTAAATAGAGGAATGCGTAGTAGTCGAACTGGGATTTGTTTTTTCCGCTAATCATGACAATAGCTCCTTCATAATTGAGGATTGGAATACGTCAATTAGAGTTATTCTCCAATTTCTAGCCTTAGCAATATCCGGAGTGTGTATGCACAAATCTAAATTTCTAGTTGCAGCTTTTAAGTCTGAGTACGTTAGGGGGCTATCGGAGCTATACCCCCTCTTAGTATTATCTATCGCCACGAAATAGCTCCTGGATAATCTTAGATTCAAGCATGTCGTATAGCCAAATACTGAATCCGTATTCTTCTGCCATTAAAGAGTCGTGTCTTTGATGTATCCCATACCTCGAACTGTCCAAAGCTCTTTTAAAAACATCCATTGAACCGCGCTTAAATCTATAGGTGTAGCCTAGTTTGTTTTTATTTATTGCCATTAGATGCCTCAAATAATTCTAAAAATATCTCAGATTGAAAGTATTCATTGCGAACAAAATATCCATATTGCCCTCCCGTATTCGGAGTGTGACACCCATCAAATGGATTATCGGAATACTCGAGATAATCAGAGTAGAAATCTTTAGTCTCAGAGAAATTATAAAATCTACAGCCCAGCAAGTCTTTTCTTGTCGCCATACTAGTCCTTAAATAAAGCTATGAATAATTCTGAGTTGAGTGTTTCATTGCAAAAAAATCGGTCTTTGTTTATAATCCCAGGGTCACTCGACAGCCATCGACCGTAAGAGCTTCCGACATAATTCTTTAGACAGTACGGCAGTACCGCAAACTTACTAAATACAAATCCTTGCTTCATTTTTTACTCGATACAGTGGCGACGTAATCTAAAACATTGCGGGTCCAATTTCCAATTTCGAAGTAATGTTCCTCTAGCAGTTCAAAGATTAATTCTTCCATCTGTGCAGCAGTAATGTTGGCAGAGGTTGTTCCAGAAGATTCCACCATAGCGTGTCCAATTTCATGCATTACCAATCCGAACTTAACTCTATCCGTGCAAAAGTAAATTTCACGTTCCTCGGGATACGTTATTGCCGCACTGTCTGAGCCATGTTTACGCTTATACAAAGCAGGAGACTGGACAAATATCTTCCAGTCAAGTCCTTTAATGTTAATTGTCATATATTGTTTTTTAGTCATAACGTCCTCAGTAATTGTAGCACAGTGTCATTGCTAATTGCAACAAAGTTCTTGAATAAGTTCTGATTTAATACAAGACTCAGATAGTGCATATTTCCAATGATGCTTCACAAAGTGGAAGTCATATTGGTATTCCAACCCATTAATGAGGGGTAGTTCATATAAAATATCGTCCACTCCAATATACAATCTCTTTTTGTCTATCACTTTAGCAATGCCTTACGTTTTGATTTCGCTAATAGGTTAACATTATCCTTAAACTCTTTCTGACAGTTAGTGCAAACATAACGCTGGAACTTCCCAGAGTTGCTGTAGATAAAGCCCTTCGACTTGAACTCTTCATTGCCGCAAGTACAACGTTCTTTCGCATCATCTGAAGAAAAGATGTTAAACTGGATAGTCTTGTCCCATGGGGCTAGTACAAAGTAGAGTTCTTCCAAAGATAGGATATCAAACTTGTTGTATCTCTCCATTGATTTCCAAGCCTTCAGATTACCCTTCAAACACTCTCTCCAAAGTGAGAATCCCGGGAAGTCACTATGATCTTGCTTCTTGTATTTGGTGCAAAGTTTATCGGTCATATAGGCTAGTTTATTACTAGTGAAGCCGAAATGTTTTTTTGCAATGCGAAGTGTATCAATATTTCTAAAACTAGTTACAGGAGGCATGCCGTTAAGAATAAAACGAGCGTTGAGTTTCTTAATGTCAAACTTGATACCATTTTGAGTAAGCAGGATATCCGCCTCGTCCATTAAACTGTGGATAGTTTTTAGTAGCTTGAGGTCATTTCTGGGATCTTTCTCATCCCTGTTATCAGCATAGAATATCTCATTTTCGGGAGAGCCTAGCCACTTTGCTGAGAAGCTGGCAATCGACCAATCCACTTTAACCATCTCCAATCCAATGTTCTGGTCAAATAACCCCCAAGTGTAGCACTCAAGAGGAAAAGTCTCAATGTCCACTACAAGTACCTTAGCGCCCTGTGTAACGCTATTAGCCGTCTCTAAATGTCTATAGTAGGTCTTGCGTAATGCATTAGCAGAATATCCCGAAAAATGATCGGTGAGCTGCTTCCACGTCAATTTATCGTTATCCCTTAAATTGATTAGTTCCATTACTTTGTCTAGTGATAAGCTCATTAATTACTCCTGTAATTCCCATTCGTTATGGATTGTGCATATTTCTTTGGGAACATATTCCATTTTTCCCATATATCTAAATTTGTTAAATACTCTTTTCGGATTAGTATCATATTCGCCAATTATTAAATAACAATCGCTGTCAGCAGCAGAATCTACTAAATAAGTTTTGCCGAACATTTCATTTTTAACACGGTCATAGCGGAGGGCGACAAGCGCCTCCGGTTTAATTTTATCGTAGACATCTTGACTGATTACCAACTCTCCGCTATCTCCGATATAACTGTTTGGAAAAAGATTCAATGCGTCACGAAGGGTGGCAACTGTTATTTTTCTTAGCTTAGGCATAATTCCCTCACAATTTCAGAATAGAAAACATCTACGTCTATATAAATACCAACAATTCTCTTATAAGAATAAGAATTACCCCAAGTACACTGCTTTACAGGCTTGTAGCTAGCTATACTGATTATAGAAGCGCCAGTAGAAACGGCAACGTAATATTTATCGTCAAATCTCTTCATTGAACCATTCCACTATCTGTTGATTCAGTAATCATTTTAAAATATAATGCTACAGACAGAGCTACTATATCCGTAAGTACTTCGCGCTGCTCTAAGTCCATACTAACTACTTCTAATTTATCGGCTACGATAGTAACAATTTCTGCAACAATGTCTGAGTTAAGTGAGTATGTTTTCATTTATTCCTTAATTTTACGAGTATGGATTTCTCTGCAAACTTCTATAGTGGCTGAGTGAGTTCTGACATAATCAATTTTACTGATTTCGTTACAGTTTAAAGTTCCTGATCCATTTGGAAATTGAAATGATAATAATCTACTATATCTCAACTCCTCAACATAATTTCTAACTGTATAATGATCGTAGTCGTATATATTCTTATCCTCATAAGAAATATTAGGAAGTAATTGTTTAGTAAGTCTCTCTGAAAATGGAACCGTGATTACATCCCCATTTTTAGTAGTAATGGTTACAACATACTCTCCAATAGTAACGTCACGTTTATTAGTCTGTTCGATTTCCCAAACATATTCAGCAGGAGTTTTTTTGAATCCAAAGAATGCTAAAATTTTATCTTTCATTATTTCCTCATGTCTAAAGTTACGCGACAAGCTAGTAGCAAATCTGCCATATGAGAGGCGTCGTCCACAGCCTTGGCGGAGTATCGGTTCATTACTACAAGTCTTTCGCTGTAATATTTCGTAGCAAGGGTTCCTCCGCAGACCACTCCAGTAAACAATACTAGTGTGTATACAATAATTTTTATGAGCATGATTCCTCCAAGAAAGCTTAGTATATTATAACACAGTTAGTCGTGTTTTGCAATGGAATTTTAAAATGTCAACATTTATTTTATCAATTCTTACTTCATAAAGTCCGGAGTATAAATGCCACTTAGTAGAGCCATCCAACTTAAATGTGAATGGTATATTTAATTCATTTAGTCTATTTTCACCAATCACTATATACTCTATAGTAGTTCCGGGATGAAATAGTGCGTCCACTTCCAACATTGCAAGTCTAATCCACGGCGACATATTATTTTCCCTCTCTTAAATTATAAGCTACTGTCGGCTCCGCAATTAACGGCATCAGTAGTGTGTTTGTATTCTCCATACAGTCTTTAACAATTTCGCAAGATCTATCTAATTCTTGTTTATTAGCAGTAGCTACCCATTCGTCGTGAACCTGCAAACTTAACCAAGCGTCCGTCCCCTCTTCCAGAAACTTCTTAGCCATAGCTATTCCGGCTCTGTTTACTAAACTGGCAGCGGCAGATTGAATCGGGAAGTTAAGGGCGTTATTTAATAGACCGTTGTAAGTCTTGCTAATGTCTTTAGCTTCTTGATATGTTATGCCGTGACGTTTTGCGATTAGCCCAAGTTTTTTGTAGTCGAGGATGCCGTCGCCGTAAGTGTCGTATATTTCTTTCACTCTCGGTAAATGGCGGACACGTCCAAACTTACTAGTTACTTTCCCAGTGGTCTTGGCTTCACGTAAATACTGGTCCATCTTCTTCTTCAGTCCGGGGAAAGCTTTAAAATAGTTATCAATAATGACCTGAGCCTCCTCCATACTGATGTTGAGAGTCTTGGATAGTTTCCCAGCCTTCATTCCATAGCGAATTCCCAAAGCATAAGCCTTGGCATCTTGACGCTTTTTTGGAAACAACTTCTTCAAAAAGTTAGCAGCCTTTTTATCAGCAGAGACCCCTTGAATATTTTCAGCATTAATCGCCACTACTGAGTACATGTCTAAGCTGTCTGTGAAGATTTTAATTAAAGCTTCGTCTCCAGCATCGTCAGCAAAGACTCTCGGCTCCAAAGATTCATAATCGTCATCAATGTAAGCGTAGCCCGGTTTAGGAATTAGCAGTTCCCTAATAATATCGTTAAACTTCGCGATAGTTGGATGCTCTTCTTCCTCGTCTTCTTTCGGCTTCGGAAATTGTTGAGCATCCGATCCGTAGCGCCCAGAGGTAGTTCCGTGCTGTTTAAAGCTTGGATACCAGATGCCATCTTCTTGTTGATCAATCAGACGTTGGTAATAACTACTTTGTATTTTTGTAAGTTTATTAAATATTCTAAGTTGAGTTGCCCAGTCAAAGCCATATTTTTCGGCGATATGTTCAACCACTTTTTCGTCAAATTGATCTCCGCCGGTCTTTGTTTTCGAAAGAGAAGCAATTCCCATGTAATCAAAAACAATCCTTTTAAGATGATGTTTGGAGCTAATGTTGATGAAGTTTTCGGAGTCATCAGATTCTTTTAGTAGCTGTAGTTGTATTTCTCTTGTGACATACTCTGGAAGATCTTCTAGTCCCAATAGAAATTTAAGACCCGCACCTCCCCTCGGAAGTATATCAGAGTTAAGGCTTTCTAAATTTTTTTTAGTGATGCTAAATTTACCGGCAGCAGTTCGAGGTAGTGGCAAATCATAATATGTTGCAACTTTCTGAGCAAAACCTCCACTATTTTTGGGAGCAAATTCTTGTTCAAGTCGTTCCTGAACAAATCTCTGCCCTGCCGGAGTAGCCATCAAAGCATCAATTACTATTTTTTCGTAGTTTGCCAATTCAATAGTTATTTCTGCATTTGCCTTTAGTAGTTTTGGCATGTCGAGGTATACCCCTCGGTGCTCCATCTTCACCGTGCAATATTTATATAGCGGCATAACCTCATCTTCGTAAAAAAAGCCGTGTAAACTTTCAACGTGCAGTCTAACTTCTAAAAACTTGAACAATCGAATAGTCATATCTACATCGGCACAGCAGTAGTAGCCTATAAGCTCCATATCGCCTTTGTAGATGTCTTTCTGAGTCTTCAGCCATTTACCTCCGTTGCGTTTAACAGACTCCGCCAGTTCTAATTGCTCCTGGTTAGAAGCGTCCTGTTCGTCGAGTCCAATCTCAACTTTGTATTTTTCTGCAAGGAACTTCAAACCAACGTTAGATTCCTCGTCTAGTGTGTGCTCCATTAGCTGAGTATCGGCGTGTAACGATCCGAGATAATTTACCTTTAAGTCATTCATGGTAATGCGAATATCGTAACTAGCGTTGTGCATTACAAGCTTTTTCGACTTCATAGCATCAAGCAGTAGTTTGTGATTAAAGGGCAGGGCGAAATCGACAAGAGTGTCAGTCTCGACATCAAATTTGAAGAGAGGATAGTAGTAACCCATGCCCTCTTGCCCAGTGAAGCCATACCCAATTACTGTGTCTTTGCGAACGTTTAGTCCAGTAGTCTCTGTATCATAGGCAATGAATTCATGCGACTTAATGTGGTCCAAGGCTTCTTGAAAAAGTTCTGGAGTGTTAATAATCAAATAATTCTTCATCTATTAATTCCTTAAAAACTTCAGACGTTATTGCTAAATATTTCACATAGTCATTATTTAAGAGGGTGTATGCAAAATTAGCGGAATCGCCTATGAACCAAGTTCCGGTTTCATCGCGATACCCAACTAGCTCTGAGCCGTCCTTATTTATCTTATATCCTTTCACAGTGCTCATGATGGACCCAAAGGCAAATCCTTTCTTCGAGGACGAGATTCAGCGTCCTGCGCTCTAGGGGCGGCAGACACTAGATAGCCGCTCTGAACTAACTCTTGTTCAAGTTCCTCGTGTAATAATGTGCGTTTATGAGGATTTTTTTCATACGCTACAAATTCTTTAACCTCACATACGAATTCAATAAACTCCACCCCAGCCATCATAGCCATAAAAAAAAGAACCGCGTATCCAACCCATTGAGCTATTTCATTTAACATAAAATCTCCTGTAAGATTCTAGAATTATATGCTGAAGGTTTCAGGAATAGGGATTTGGGGCATTCGTAATCCCAATGCACCCCTAAAGCCCAATACTTAATCCTACCTCGAAGAGACCAATAGTTTTCTGCCCAGCCAGACGTATCAATTTTCATTGTGCCAAATCCCCCTGCACTGAGAATAGTTCCTTCCAGTAATGTTTCACGTTACGCTGGTAATCAGAATCCTGCATTAAATTAGGATTCATAATACTGAACGGTGACTTATCCAAAAATTTCTCTTCTGTGTGCTTTCTGTGCAAAACAGCATGTCCCAATTCGTGCGCAATAGTATTCTCTCTTTGCGAAGCAGAAGACTTACTCCAAAGGAACTTGTTTATAAAAATAAATTTTTGATGTGTACTGTAAGAGTCTGGAGCGCGTCCTTGCACATCTATAGGTAGTTTATCAGAAAAACGAATATATAGCAAGTAAAAAGGTTCAAACTTAACGTTTTGCGATTTTGCCTCTTGCATAAATTTATCAACATATGGACGGAATTCATCTGAACAGATTACTCGGTTATGCATGTAAGCATAGGCTGCCACTAAAAAGAGGAGGTGTAGCGTGATGCTTGCGCAGGCTGTTCTAAACATAATAATTCCTTTATTACGGCAGTATATTTAAGGCGCTCAATCAGTGAAAGCTGTGTTAAAGTGATGGTATCTGAACCTTTACTTCCTGAAAATTGAAGGCAATGATAATTATTTCTGCAGTGTCTAGCGACTTCTCTGAAATCAAAATTGTATCTAAAAATTTCAACTAAGTTTTTAAAGTTCATATATGTCTCCAAATCTCTCTTCTAACTAATTTTCCAACGTGCTTATATTGAAGATTCATTTTGGTAGCGATGTCTCTCTTGGACATTCCCTCTTCGTGGAGTTTTCTAACCTCCAAAACAATCTCATTAGTAACTATAGAATCTGGGTGCTGTTCTCCTTGGACGTGTGGTATAAACATCCTTCCTTGTTTAAGGCAGTGATCCATGTTCATTTTTCTAGTACACCACTGAAGATTATCAAATCTATTGTTTAAAGGATTATTATCGATATGATTAATCTCTTTATAATTATTCATATTAGAAATAAAATGCTTAGCTACTAATTGATGCACTCTCCATTCAACAGCCTTCCCATCTTTTCTAAGAGCCACCTGCTCATAGCCTTTTTTAGTAATTCTCGCTTTTAAAAATTTATTACTTTTCAAGCTAAACAGTCTTCCTAGATTTGAAATTTCATACCCAGAAAAACCATTTACAGCCTTAAATATTTCCCCACTAAAACAAGTCATTATCTGCCTTTTTCTTATTTGCCTTCTGTACTCTCAATTCCTCTAAATTAATCTTCTCTATAGCCTCTAACTCTCGGATACTTCCAGTTACTCCATCCCAGGCAAAATCGAGAGAAAACATAGCTCCATGTCGATTTTTTAGACAATCGAGGGAATAGTACTTATCATTTTCGAATGTTCTAGGGCTGGCTCCAGGTCTTGAAACCCAGAGCATAGCATTCGATAGCTCAGCAAGTGCTCCAGACCCCTTAAAAGCAGCGTATGTTTCCGCAGGTTCATCCATTCTTTGGTTAGCTTTGTTTGGCTGTCCAAGAAATACAACACACTTACGAAGTGCTGAAGCTATCTCTTTTAGCCCCTGAACAGAGTACATTGAGCGTTGAGTAGGGTCGCTGTAGTCGGACCTAATCAAGTCTAAGTAGTCTACTAAAATAAATTTAATGTCTGTGCCAAGAGCTTGTTCTGTTCTGATAATTCTATCTTTCATCTCTTCGATGGACATTCCGGCGGAACGAACAAAATTAACGTTGCTGTAATTTTCCGCAAGACAGAGTCTGAATTTCTCTCTCCAAGACGGATCTTCCATTCTAGTATAAACTTCCTTAGCAGAAATTTTATAATGCTTTTGAATTAGCTTTTGATAAACATCTTCTAAAGACATGTCGAAAGAAAAGAACATACTGTTAACAGCTTGCTTAGAAGTATTGTTTAGTAGCTGAAGAGATAGCGAGGTCTTCCCAGAACCAGGGCTACCTCCAATTGCATACACTCTTCCTACTTGCGCTTCCAGAGCTGCATCCAAAGATTTAATCCCGAATTCCAATCTGTTTTTGCCGATATTAGCAGCGTAGTCCTCAAAAATGTTTCCAACTTGTTCTACTGAAATAACATCTTCTTTTGACTTCACAATGTGTTTAGCTGGGATGCTTGCCGCTAACGACATCAGTAGTTCGTCTGACTTCTCAGAGTAAGTGCCGCCGTTCCAGCTCGGACTGTAAACTTGACGAATAATGTTACTCCAAATCTCAGACTTTGGAAATTTATCACACCCCATTAGTAAGGATTGTTTTTCCATTGCTGATTTAATTAAGTAATACGCCTTATTCTCGTCATATCCAAGGTTACGATAAGTAGAGGCTAAGATCATTCCTGCGTGAGAACGAGATCCAGCCGGGAAGAAACCCAACTCTACTAGCCATTTAGCTGGAGATAAGTCTGTGGGCTTTTTAGTCCAATCAACGTCATTGATGTTAATTACTGTAACTTCTTTTAGGGGCTTCACAGAGGGAGTTTTTGCCTTTAAATCCTTCATTAGCGTAGTAAGCTTAACTGGAGCCCATGCGTCTTTAATAGCTGAATACTCCAGCTCTTGCTTTGCTACTTCCGCAATTTCAGTTGCCGATAGTGTGCGAAGATCCTCAACTCCCAACGGATATTTAAATAATCCGGATTTCTGGTGTTTTGTGAGGGGCAATCTAAAAATGCGAGTGGCGTTGTATATTTTAGAATCTACAGTGGTCAGTCCTTCTGCAATGTTCATGCAAATATTTTTTGTTTCGGATGGCGTTAAACGTTCTCCGTCAAGTTGCACAGACACTTCAAATCCTTTATTTCCGCTAAAGAAAATACGAATGTTCTCTTCTGTGTAGCCCTGAGACTGAAGCCTCTTAACAAGCTCTACCGCGTCGATACGAGCCTCTTCAACGTGCTTCTCACTGTCGAAGTCCCATGTTAACTTGTCAGTCGTTACGTCGGTCATCCCAGCTACAGATCCAGTAGTTTGGAATGTTTTGAATTGGGCATCGTTAAAATAGAATAAGGAAGTGTAGGCATCCTTGTTTTTGTTTAGTGATTTATACACGCCAGTAAGGTCGTTGCCAATTACTGGAATTAAAGTACCTTTATCTGCTAAGTCTTTGCAAAGTCTGATGTAATCCATTTTATTTTATCCTCTAGTAATGTTTGAAATATGTCTGATTGAAAAATTCTCTTAGTAATAACTGTATAATTTGTTCTGTCTCCGAACCATCGGTGAGCTTTGGTAAACTGGATGCCCTCTCGGTGCCCAATCTCCAGCAAAGTTTCTAAAAAATTAGGATAGATCAGCTCATGTGGATTTCTTTTCATTTAGTAATTCCTGAAAAATTTCAGTAAAGAATACTCTTTTGCAAATAGCGGCTCTGTCCCAAACGCGATAATTATGAGTCGAGAATGTCCACCCACTCCACCAAGTAGTTTTTTTAACTAAAACTCTGTCCAAGAAGTCGGAATTAACTTTATCCCCGTCTTTTAATTTATAACCGGTGTATTTCAGCACAACAATTCTCCAATTAAATCAGAAGTAGTAACTGTTAATTTTACGTTCACTGGAGTAAACTTTCCGATCCAAATGTTAGTAATAATCTTGCCAATATAAGATCCAATAAAATTGGCATCACTACAAGCTTGATACGGGATACTTTGCGTTTGCATTTTTCTAGTAGTCATGTTTTGTATTGTTAACTGTATGTAATAACTCTCTTGCCGATCTGTAAGATGTATTCGATACAAATCCCCCCTAAAGTATATGGGATCTTGGAATTCACGAAGCGCATTGATAATGACACCCATTACTAAGTTCCATACTCGTTAATGAAGATCTTTCTTCCCCAAGGAATTCCGTCCCAAGTGTGCTTTCCGATAATTGTCCAAAGAGTGGGCAGATTGCTTTTGGGAACTTCCTCGTAGAAGTCTCCGTCGGTAAAACAGACAATAACATCAGCTCCCAATTCTTCGGCTTTCTTAAATCCCGGAGACATTACTGTCCCTCCACGACCCTGAATTTCAGGCTTCATTCTAGGATTAAACTCTCTCACGTTCTGAACATCACTGTCACACTCAATAAGAGTAATTTGCATGTTGGGGTAGAACTGTTGAAGTTTAGCCATTTCGCTCCAGCCCTGGGCTAGATATTCATCTGACATAGACCCTGAAGTATCGAGTAGGAAAGCTAAGTGCATCTCCCATTCTTTCTTTTTACCGGCAAACATCGTCCCGTAACGTCTGTTACGCTTCTTGCGAGAGCCTGTTCTAGTAAAGTTAACTGCATTGTTTACAAATTTTCTCAGCTCAGACTTCCAATTGATTTTAGAAGCAAAGAGCTGGTCCAAGATTACTGAAAGACCGTTAGACATGTTCCCAGCTCCTCCAGCAGCATCCGAAGCCTTTTTAGCGGCTTTCTTTACGAGGTGCTCTTTGTAGGCTTGAGAGATATCTTTTCCATCTGATTCTTCCCAAACGTCGTGATCATCAAATTGATCTCCAGCTCCAGACTCATCAAACTTGTCCTGACATTTTTCGATGATGCGAGCATAGTAGTCGAATGACTGTAGAGCTTGGATAGAAGACGGTTCCACGAACTCAGAACAAGCCTCGCGGAACCTAGCAAGAGTGACGCCGCCGATTTCATCAACCGACTCCTCAATTCCTTCCATTTGATTAATAGTACAATCCATCGCAATGTTTTTTTGCTTGTGAGTAAGCTTGTCGAAATCCATGCGATCTTTAGAGAGGGTGCAATGATTTAGAATCAAGTGAAGACACTCATGTTTTAAAATGTCTTCTTGCTGCTTATTAGTCTTAGAATCGAACCATTCGCTGTTAACATACAGATTGATTTGATCTGTTACACTTACTCCCAGAGTAGGGCATTTAGTAGTGTAAACACGACGACAACTTTGCAAAATTGAAGCGTAGAAAATATTTTGAGACATAATAAGTCTTGAGATAGCTGATTCTAATGACATAAACACCCTCATGTTATTTATAGAGACAGTTGCAGTGCTTGCAATTTTTAAGATCCTTGAACCAACGAAATTTACCGTCGTGCGAATGGAGCCCAAAAAAGCAAGCTATTAATTGAATCAATTTATCCTGATCCACTACTTGCTTTCTTCAGTAAGCGAAGATTGAACTTTCTCAACAACTCCAGCAGCCTTTTGTTGCTTCACAAGGTTTAGCAATCTGTCGTTCTTATTTAAGAATCCTTCGATAACGATGTCGTCATTAATAAAGTTTTCAACTTTGATTAAGTTAAACAAATTCGCAATAGCCAAGTCACCTGGAATAGCTAGTAGGAATTCATTTACCTGGGCAACGTTGTGTTCAGTGATGATTGTTGTTTCCAACGCTAGAAGCGCCATAAGCTCTTCTGAAGCAAGAGAAAGCATCGGCATGTTGTGCTGAGCTACTAGATCCTTAACATTGTTAAAGTCGCGCAACATAGCTTCAACGTCAATTTTCTTAGGCTTTTCACGAACGTATGACTCGAAAGCTGCCGCAGCTTCAGATCCTACCATTCCTTGCCCAATTTCGAATCTAATAGACTCCGGCAATCCTAAATTGATTAGGGATTGAAATCTAATTGCAGAACGTCTAGACGGCTTGATGTCTGCGTAGCTTAGAGGTGCTAAGTCCTGCTCGATCATGTTCTTGTGTTCTTGTAGGAACGAAATGAAGTCTCCGTTAGTTGTAGACTTTGCGTACGAGATGAACTCTTCTTTAGAAGGTTCGAAGTTGATGTGGCAAAATCTGTCTGAGAAAGCTGGGTCAGTGAGGTCTAGTACCGAGTAGTCCCCGTTTGGTGGGTTCATCGCTGCGATGACCTTAGTATTTACAAGCTTGTGCGGTCCAAGTTGAGAGCCCGTCTCTACTGCCTGGAAAATAGCTTGGATCAAATCTTTATGTGATCTATTTACTTCGTCGAAAAATAGGATGGTTTCTTGTTCCTCAGAACCATTTAAAAACTCAGGAGCAGCAAAAACAGTGTTGATAGCTCTGCCCGCGTCATTTCTAACGAAGTCAGCTAGACCAATTAAGTCACCTGCGTCAGAAAGTTGCCCAAGACGGATAACTACTAGACGAGATCCCCTAGCCTGCGCAATTTGCTCTACTACAGTAGTCTTTCCTACGCCGTGGTACCCGCGAAGTAATGGTGTGATTTTTGCTTTGAAAAGAAAGTCTACTGCTGTTGTAATGTCTGAAATCTTCATTATCCCTCCTGGAATATTTTATTGTAGGAAACCTTGTCCTGGTTAAATTTATAGCACAGCGTTAATTATTTGTCAAGCGAAAATAATTCTTTTATTAAAGCAGAATTTCTTGTGTCATATTTAATTAAATATGCTCCCGGATCGGAGCCAACGTTGGCTATTCCATTTTCATCCACTAGAAATGAACCATCATATTCTAAATGATCAATCCAAAAAACATAGTCTCCAATTTCAATTTTCATAAAAACAATCCCATTATTACTGCAGATTTCAATGCAACTACTCTAACGGGCTGTGTTTGTTCTATACCGTATAAGTCCGAGGCGCGCATCTGCCACCTCGATCTACTGGTTTCATAGAAGTCTCGGAGTTCTTCCGCAGAATCATGATATAGCCCCCCAGCACCAGTCTCCAACTTTAATCTTCATCTAGCAACTCCTGAAAAATTACAGACTCGTAAACAGTAACTCTAATGTGAAAATAATCCTCGTGCTTTTGAAAATTAAATCCTCCGTGATGTTTCCAATAAAGATCAACAGGAGTCTTATAGTAGAATGGCTTGGATATATCAATTTTCATCTAGCTAACTCCTGTAGCAGCGAAGAGCAGAAATTTTTACCACCGGCAGGTGTTTTGAAAAAACATTATTCATGGGAAGTATCCAGCCGGAGCTTTTAGCAACGCTAGCTCTTATATCAATTAAGTTTCGGTAATACCAACATGAGTCACCTGGTTTAGCTTTCACACGCCAACTCCTGTAATAGTTCAGAACGCATAGCTATTATTTTTACAAAGGGGTAAGCAAGGGGTAACGGCTTTTTCAGTACCCATCCAGCTTTATTGTTAGTACTTTGCCTAATATCAAGAGTACTGGCGTAATACCAACACAAATCACCAGTTTTAGCTTTCATCTTTACTCCAATAAAACAGTTAGTAGCATAATCCCAATCCATAGGAAAAATAACGTCATAAGCACCTCTTGTGTTTTTAGTAGTATAAACTAAAAACAATAGGATGCAAGTGGAAATTACTTCGGAGACTGAGGAAGCAAAGCCTCTAATATATCTGACTCAACACTGTCTACTCTAATTCTAAATCTATTTGGTAAGAAGCTGGAACTCCCTTTAAATGTGCGCACCCAATAAATAGGATGAAAGCAATCTTCCCACAGGCTGTAGTAGTGGAAGTGTCCCTGTTTAAGCTTCATTTGAATGCTCTCCAAATTTCTGCGTTAACAGCATCTACTCTAATTACAAAGTTTCCTGCCGTGTACGAAAGAATCAGATCTTGAAAACGGACTCCATAGCGATAAGAGCCCCTATTTCTATAGCCCGCACTGTAAGATATCCAAGCACAACCTCTCTGAGAAGATAGAATTACGCACTTGTCTGTTGGTCTAATTTTCATCCTACAAACTCACGCCTAATGAATAACTCTTCTGTACAAAATATAATATAATATGGCTCCATACTCACCTCCAGCACAGTATAGCACAATTATGCCGTATGTCAATTAAAAAAGCCCTCTTTCGAGGGCTATGCTTAACGTGAAGTAGAAACTTTTTTCTTGACAGCCTCGACGTCTTCCATGGTGAAGACATACGACCCAGTTACAAGTTCAATCATAGTAGCGTATCTTCCATACTGAGTGTCTTTTCCGACTTTTACAACATGATTAACGTTTAGTGCAATGATTTGTTCGTCTTTGGTATCTTGTATTTCTATAAACATATTACCCGACCTCCTCTTGACCTGATGTTTGGGTTGAATAGAGAGCCGCCAGTTCCTTCAGTCTATTCGATTCCTTTTCATCTAGTTTTTCGACTAAAACCTCGGCTATCATGATGGCGGACTCAATAGCTTCTCTAGTCGCAGCTACATCATATGAGTTTGGATATGTCTTAGATAAGAGAGCAGTTGCGATTTTTTCAATTCTTATTTTGTCATATGGTTTCATAATTACTTCCCCTGAACTAATGTAGCTCGTCTTTTAACGTAAGATGGGATGTTATCTCTCTCTTCGATAAGTTTATCCACATCATCTACTCTACCAGACTCGATCATTCTATCGTACTTTAACTTAGGGTCGTCTAGTCTAATTGTGTCGCCTGAATTAATAGTAACTGCAGATCCATTTTTCTTGTTGATGTAGACTTTAAGGTAAAGACTTCCATCTTCGTTTGCGCGTAGTTCGCCGATCTCTGTGTACGTTTTAGCCATTTCTCTCTCCTTGAGGTTACGTTCCCGTAGGAACGACAATTATAATTCGATGTCAGTATTTGATTTTGCTGGAGTTGTTGCTTTCGGAGCAAACTTACCAGTCTTTTTTTCAGTAGGTGCTGCAGCCTGTGCTTCTTTAAATTGCTCAGTAATGGACTTAGGTTTAACCGGCTCTGCTTTAGGAGATTGCCCCACTACTCCTCTTCCTACGGCACTTTCCGCATCGTCGTCCACAGAAGCCAGGTTAGCTAACGATTGTAGCCCATATCGTCTAGCATAACTTATTCCTGTTCCCTCCGCCTGCGGATTATTTTGTTTTTCAACTTTAATCTCTGTAAGGGATGAGATAAACTCTCCCGATTCGTGAAGTAGAATTGTATTTACATAGTTTTTTCCGTCAACAACTACTGTAGGCTGTAGTACTGAAATTCCAGCATCATTAAAAGCCGGAACGCAAGCCTCTCTGACAGAGTTTAAGTCTGAAAAGTTGCTCTTAAAATGAGGGTTGTACCCATTTTTCTCTACTTTACCAGTCATAGCTCTTTGAGCTTTAAGTAGGGCTGGGGCAATTTTAGATATAGATTCGCTTGTTCTCATATTTTTCTCCGTTTGTTAATGACTTGTGTTATTTATAGCAGGAACAACAAAGTACGTCAATTAGTGTGTAAATTATTCTCTAAAGTCTATAATGATAGTATCTTTGATTCTTATAAACCCCATTCTATCGTATACGTTTAGAACAAGTTTGTTCAGGACCTCGTTAAAATTTCCCAGAAGTAGGATGTCTGTCGGCAAAACTATTTCGTCGACATTTAATCCGTAAACTTTCCACTCATTAAAAGTAATGTCTTTAATTACTAACGTAGTATGTTCTCTTCTGTATAATTCATGTGTTATTTTATTTTTCATAATTATTGCCACTCCCCTAGTTTTGTCTTTAGACGTCTGTAAATAATAGCATCGAAAATAATTATTCCGCCAATAAAAATTCTATCTAGAGTCGTGAATTGAGAAACTCCAGAAGCTATTAATAGCCCTAGTAGTATTGCAGAATAAAAACTTGCTTTAACCATAAAAACTCCTGCTATTCTTTTTTTTAATCATGTTCTCGAGCACCCATACTTATATTCAGCTCTATCCGATTCTAGAATAGCTTCGGCTTTACTTCTGCATACTGCAAAACGCTCAAGTTCTTTCAAAATAATGTTGCCATTTACTAAGCTAGTTTGCACCGCGCTAACGATATATTCCCTCTCTCCAACTGGCGTGATAACAATCGAAGCGCAGTGTGGGATAACGAAGTCTTCAGCCCTAGCTGGAGCCTCTGTAGCTTGTCCTGGGTTTAGTAGTGAGGCGATGGTGTTTAAATCCTCTGCCGTGAGCTTCTTAAGGTGCGCGGCGTTAGCGGGCAATTCAAAGCCTACTTCGCGTAACTTAGCTACAAATTCTGCAGTAGGTTGTCCATTTTTCTTAGCAAGTTCGGATACAGTAGTTAGGTAGATCGACGACATAAGTTCTCCATGTTGATTTTATCTTAGCACGTATTGCGTTATTTTGCAAATAATTCTTTTATTAATTCAGAAAGCACCACTGAAGCCTTTGTGACGGGGAACGCGGCGTAGTTGTGTCTACGAGGAAGGTCCCATCCCAAGTTCCAAGTCCCTTTTCTCTTGGCTAAAGCAGATACATTTTCCGCATAAACTACTTTATCTCCGGGTTTTGATTTCATTAGCCAATCCTCTTAGTATTTCAGATTTAATTGCGTCCATTCTTAGAATCAGTTTGTCGCTACAATAATAGCTGCTGTCGTATGCGGCGCCGGTTGCATCTCGAGTAGTCCAATTCATCCAAAAACTTGGAGTAGTGTATCTTACGCAGAATTGCCCTTCTTTAATTTTCATTTTAGTAACTCTCTAATTATTGCGCTGGCAGCAGAGTCTATTCTTGTAATGTTTAGGAGGTCTTCCACAGATTGCAAATATGTGGGAGATCTTTTATCAAACACGCACAATTTAAAAAATTCTAAAGTTTTCCAATTTATAACACTGTCCGTTGGCTTAGCTTTCACGATATAACTCCCATATTATTTCAGATCTGGCTGCACTAGTTTTTATGTAATGATACGGAGGTATGGTATTCTCCTGCAGCCTTCTCCAGCCGTCGCAACCAATTTCAAAATCGCCAAATTTGAGGCTATGTTGGATGTCTACAATGTAAGTTACTGTGTCTTCTGGTTTAAGTTTCACGACATAACTCCTGAAGAATTTCTGATCTTAGAGCACTTATTTTTGTAGGATAATCAGTTTCGTCTCCATAGTATTCGTAGCTCGGCGCTTCTATGTTCACCTCGACGGCACATTGAACCCAGCCTATAATTCCGCGAAGTGAGTTAAACACATACAAACATTGATCGCCCTCTTTAAGCTTCATATAAAAGTTCTCGCAGTAATTCAGATTCCATTGCAATAAAAGAAACTCTATAAAAGTTATCCTTAGCCGATATATTTTTGTACTCTAAGCGAAATAGAACTCGGTCTCTGATATCCCTTCGGTCTATTCTCCAATACATCTTCATCTTTGTCCTGGCTCCGCATCATAAATATCGTCATCAAATTTTCCTTTATGACAATAGCTATAATAGCAGCATTTGCTGCCAAATGCAAAACATGATTTACGATTTTGAGGAAAATGTCCAGCGTTAATCTTGCCCAATACGTCAAGAAAATTCTGCATCGTCTGCTCTTTTAACTCTTCTGGAGGTTTGCCGATCAGTAGTTGGGTCCTGCCAAGCTGCTTTTTCATCATTACTGCGAACCCCACGTGACTGTATTGTGGCTTTGCTACTGAGTATAGAGCGGTCTGCTCTTTCTTTTCAATAGAGTTTTTAGGATAGGGCTGAGAACTTGTCTTGTTATCTATAATGGCTTCTACGATTTCTCCGTCATCCATAACGACCTCAGCTACCAAGTCTATAATGCCCGTAATAGAGTCGGAAGTTTCTTGTCCATCGTCGTCATAGCCCACTAAATTGATGGGCTCCTGAACAGAAATAACTTTAACAATGCGAGGCAGTATATCTCTGTAGTATGCATCTAACATAGCACGTCCTTTTTGGAACAGCGTGTACCATGCCAGTAAGTGTAACTTCTTCTCTTCATCCTGCTCAGCGTCAATGTCCTCTGCTTGCTGCAGAGTTAGTAGCGTGATGTCTGAATCTGACTTGTAAAAAACTATGTTGTAATTTTCTTTATACTGAAGCCAGTCCTCTGTGAATACAAGTTCAGCCCCTGCATAATTTCGTGTCAGCAGTAGCTCATTTAAGGCGTTATCTATACTATTTCCGAAGCAGAGCGCCGAGGAAGTTTTTAAAGAACGCTTACGGTCAATGTAATGGAGCTTATAGCTCATTGGACACGACAAATATCTATCTTTGGCAGAGTGTGATAGTCTCAAATGAATAGCTCCTTTAATAGCTCAGAGTTTATTGCAGTAATTTTGTAAGGTAGGACCTTTCCACTTACTGCATATTTGGATTGGAAGTTAAACCCACATCGTTGACCGTCTGAATCACCGCTGTAGTAATGAGCAACTAGTCTTTTAATATCATTATACCAAATCTTATCGCCTAATTTAATCTTCACTTAGTAATTCCTTAATTATGTCAGCTCGGAATACCGAGTGCTTCACGATTTCTCTTTCCGACAATATGAAATAACTGGGAACCTTATAGTCCTTAGGATTTATAATAGACAAGAAGTGCAGATAGGATTTTTGAAGAGATTCGTGACCGAAGCAAAATCCCAAATCTCCAACTTTAATCTTCATGCAGCTCTCCAAATATAATACTTTCCCAAACCTTTGCTTTAAGGACAGTCAAGTTGGAGGGTGCAAGAGAGCGATCTCCCCAACACCAGCCGTATATAGCTCTCGTTCTTCGGATTATAAGCTTAGCTTCGTCGACATTGTAATAAATAAGAACCATGTCCCCACTACTGATCTTTGTAGCCATCGGCTTTCCTTTTTGCAGCTTCAACAAAAGCCTCTGTGAGTTTTTTATCTTTAGCAATTATATTTACAGTGAGGTAATACGACAGAGAGTGTCTGAAAAACATCACGTAGCTGGCAATAAATAATCCCCAGCCAACTGTAGCTAAGACTCCCGGATTTTCAGTAGTGAAGGTGTAGATTACTGCTGTGATTAGTCCGATAATTAAATTAATCATTGATGTTTCCTAGGTATGAGAAGTGGTCTGTGTCTAAAAAATCTTCATCGTGAAGTATATTTATCCTACTAACTGCGGAGTATTCGGGAGTAGATACTATGTAGCTCGACTCTAAGACTTGAAATACTACAGAAACTCTAGTTGAAGCAAAAAGATCTCCAACTCTAACTTCATCCTTTCTGGGAGGTTGTAAAATCTCTAATTTTTTTATTTTGCAAAGATCCCATACATTGCACCGAATACTTAGGAATATGATTGCTATGGTCATGACCGCTGCTATAAATGCCCAGTGATAAAGTTCCATTTAATCTTCCTTGATAATTTTTAAGGACACAACTAGCACTCCCGAGAATGCCAATCCAAATATAACGGGCTCTCCAGCATGGACTCCCAAAATACTCGCTAAAGTAAATGCTAGTAGTAGATACATCTATCGATGGTCCTTGGTAATGACGGCGCCAATAGCGCACGCAAATACTGAAATAATATTCATCGGCAGCATTAAATAATTGCCGTAATAGTAATTTGTAACCGCGAAGGTTAAGCTGACTATTCCAAAGATAAAGTTAGTGTAAAACGCTATTCTGCCCATAAAACCTCCTCATCGAACAAATCTAAAAAGTAGTCCTAGATTGTCGATTTGTTTTTCCTGGACAGTATAAACTGAACTGGAGATTCCTTCCAGCTTAGTAAAAAATTCTTCTTGTAGAGTTCCGTCCGCTAAGATCATCTCGATGTTGTCTAAGTCAATATACACTTGATTGACCGTAGCCTCAGCTCTGACGGACACCACTACCGCGTTATCCAGCGGCATGACTCCATCATTACTGAGAGAAATCGTATTGCTAGGATTGCCCTTTAACTGAATACGAGACAGCTTTTGTCTCAGGTTACTTGGATCTGTAGCCGCTCCTAATCTCGTAGCGACAAGCTCTGTCAATAGATTAAATTTCTTCTGGTAGTCAGCATCATAAACAACGTCATCAAACATACAGTATCTCCTTAATTAATTTTGAATTTAACACTGCTATACGAAGTATAGTCTGCTTGTATTCAGTGTCGTACCAGCTCCAACCTTTTGCGTTGGTTTTATAGTATGCGTTTGAAATTCGTTTCCAATCGCCTACTACAGTTCCTAATTCCCAACACGAATCACCAACTTTAATTTTCATGGAATAATTCCTTTATTACTTCAGAACATAGAGAATCTGCCCTTACCGGAGTGTTTAGAAGAAATTTATTCCCCGATCCCAACCTCCAGCCTCTACTGCCAGCAGAAAAGAAACTCTGGACACTGCTTCTGCCAACGTCCCAAACTAAGTGGTGACTCTGTACTTTCACTATCTGTCTTGTCCAATGCCTTGAGCCTGTCTTCTCTTAAGCAAAATCTCTTGCTTAATTTCTTCTTGACGTTCTTTGCTAAGTGGCGCTGTAGAGCATGAAGATAGGGCTAGTAACGTGATTAGTAATAATGCTTTCATTTGGACCTCCTGTCCTATTATTTATAGTCTCTCAAATCTCTAATTCCTGCCTCAAACTTGCCTTCTGCGGCAAGCAGAGTACGTGCTACGCTCTCCAAGTCTTTTACTTCCCTTTTTCCCAGGTCTGTAACATTTGCAGAGTATAGTTGTAATTGTCCCTCAACGATGTTAGCATCTACTGAGATGATTCCTTTTTTCTTTGTTTCGAATAAAAATAACATAGTGCCTCCCGTGGCTTAATGTAATAATACGTGAGTAGTGATCCTGCCTTTTACAGCGTTGGCTGCCAGGTAGCCCTTCTCTCTAAGCTCTTTTAACGCTCTGTGAACAGTTTTGTAGGACTGTTTAGAGATGAACATAAGCTCTTCAATTTTAAGAGTCTTATCACTTGATGCGTAAATTGCATCATAAAGTTTAATGGACTTTTTAGTTAACTTTGCCGGAGATGTTTCCATTACTAAACCTCTTGTTTAGAGTAGCGTTGCGTTGTTCCGCCGCAAATAGCATATAGATGGCTGTGTAGAGCTTGGATTATGTCGTCTTCCGACGTAAATTCTAACTCTTCAATAGTATGCCACGAATTGTGCGCATTGTCAACCATTTCTAATGTAAATTTTTCATTTTTTCTTTCTAGGACTAGCATTATGTCTTTTGCTATGGTAACTGTGGTGCGGAATGCGTGCTCTTGAATGCGTCTAACGTTATAGCTGCTAATACTTGCAGCAAAATTTTCTATTATCACAAACACCTCCTGTGTTCTTCTCGTGAAATTTACTTCTTAAACCCTTCTAGTAATTTGTGAATAACTCCCGCCTTTTTGACTTTGTTTTCTTCTATTGGGACGCAGACTCCACATAAATGCACTGAAGAATGATATTTATTTTTATTAACATAACTGAAATGTAAAGTTGCCTCTGTCCAATTAGAGGGAATGCAGTTGAGCGATGTTTTTTTTGTATCGCAACACAGGTCGCAAGTCCAAGTATATTCTACCGCACTACTCATGCAACTTCCTCCTCGTAAAAATCAACCTCTAAATAATGCGGCAACGTCTCGACCAGCGCCAACATTACCTGCTCTGCGCTATCTGCGTCAGGAGCTGTGCAAATATCTGTTACGTTCTGAGTTACTAAGTCCTTGATTGTTATTGTGTACACTATAGATCTCCTTATAATTATTTAGATAATAAATATCCAGCTCCAACTCCCAATGCTGCAGCCCCTAATGGGGAAATACCACCAGAAGACCTTTGCGAGGTACCTTGCATACATCTCGTATCATTCATGGCTCCAGAAACGTTGCCGCCCCACATACGAAGTTCGTCTTTAAAAGCCATACAACATAGCTCGTTGTAATTTTTAGCGCAAATTTCCAATGCTCGCGCAACTTTAGCCTGCTTTTCCTGAGATTCGGCTTCAGCCTCTTCTCTCTTTGCGCAGGATGCTAACACTACTAAAATAATTAAGAATTTCATATCTACTCCTTATCGTTTGTTTTTACATAGCCCTTGAACAGTAGCGGAGGTATTTTTTTTCTCTTCGGATCGGCGGGAACAAAGTGACTCACTGTAGCGTCTCCCAAACTCTTCACCCAGATAACGTGCGGGATAATGCTGCCAAATCTACTGTGTCTAAATGCGATGTAACCGCCCTCTTTTCTGTACTTCTTCCATGCGTAAATAATACAATTACTGTAAAACATAAAGCCTCCTTGTTATGTATAGTTTACATAACTCAGAGCAGTGTTCAACGCGGTAAATTATTCCTCTTCTGTAGAGTAGTTGCCAATATATACTGGATGTCCGTCGCACTCTCTGTTATATTTTGATTTAAAAATCATTATGCCGTTTTTGTATTCTGTAAGAAGCACTTTATTACTCTGAGGACAGTACATAATTATTGTAATATCTCGCGGAGTGCATACTTCACAGCCACAACCGCAGTATCTTTTTTTAAATCTCATAGTATTCTCCATAGAATTTGTAGGTGGACAAGACTTCTTGTTCGAAGCTATCTAGTAGTAGGTACCTCAAAAGCTCAATTTCCTCGGTAGTGTGCTGCCCCTTGTACGAAGTAAGATCGCGGGATGAACATTTACGTAGTTGTACCTTTATAAAATTTTTATATAAATCAAATACAGGGGATTCGTATCCTTGAAATCTCAATCCTATCAGAACACAGGTATAATTTGTCATACTGCGGTTCAGCAACGATTCTTTTGCCGATTTCATTCGCTTGCTAAACTCTTTTTTAGTCAAAAAACTTTTCATGTTCATAACTCACTTCCTTTTAATATGTTCAGCTCGCGCTTTAGCAGTAATTGGACCTACTTTTTCAATACATATTGCAATGACATAATAGAGTAACGTTGTCGAGAATACTAAGATTGTTAACATTGATCTTCCTTTTCTTTTAGTTTACGTTGCAATTCTGTGACTAGATTAACGTAATATATTCTCATTCGCTGCTCGTTACCGTGCGCAGTGCTCATTAATTTATGCTTCTCGCGTAATTTATCCAGCTCGTCCTGCGTTTTATATTTCAAGACATTAGCATTATTTACTTGACTTTGGTGTAGTTTCACCCAGGAATGCATCAAGACTAATCTTTTTTTCAGGTGTTTGTTTTGTTGGCTATCAGTAGAGTATGCTGCGAGATAGCTTAAGCTCAGTTTAAAAAATTTGAACATAGAACCTCCTATACGCGCGGGCACACACCCTATATATGCCATAATACAAAGGCTACCTTAGTAGCCTTTAATAATGTTTCTGCGTCTATTTTTGTTTTTGTAGCAGCTCTAGGATCTTACTAGACTTGCTATACCCCTTCTTAATGATCTCTCCCAGGGCTTGATTGGTAACGTTAGCGCCGGTTGAATGCATATGCACCTCTACCTCGATATCGTTCTCCAATAGCTCGGCTACATCGTGCAAGTTCACATACTTTTTAATGTCATGACTGTACAATTTACGATTGTCATACTTTACTAAATCTACTCTCATAAAATCTCCATTCCCACAAAAAACACATTCTATGTAATTTATAAGTAATTTAGTCTTTTGCATCTTGCAATTGACGCTTATTATTTATTCAGCTCTTCAACTTCTTTCTCCGCTAACATAACCAACTTATTAAAAAAATTAAGTGTTGTAGGAGTTCTATTTTCTGCCAAAATTATTTTCCTGCCCGAGTCGTCCCATCCCCAACTTTTCTGTCCATGTTTATTACTTTCCCGTACAGCAGACACTTCAAATCTATTTTTGTCCCCGTGAACTACCAATAGCCATTTGTCGGTAGACATAATTACCTCTCAATTAATGTGTATTTCACCGAGGCAAATCCTTTGTCGATGCTATATTTATGTATAAATGCCATTGAATCGTCATGTGACAATAGCGGTTCTGTATTTAGTCGTTGCATTAAGCCGTTCTCAATATCGTATGTGTTCTCTTTTTTATTTACAATTAGTCTAAACATAATCGACCCTTCTAGCACTGCAAAATTCTTTGTTGTATCTGTCATAACAATTCCTTTGTTTAGTTTAACACGTCATGTATTAAGATTTACGCTTCATATCGTCCCAATCCTCATTAAATTTAGCATAATCTATCCACTTGTCAAGCTTAATCTTGTTGTATAGTGAAATAATGCAATAAACAATCACTCTGGAAGTATAATCAATAACATTTAACGCTAAAAAGAATAATAGGCATCCGATAGCGATTATAAAAATTCCAAATGCTAAAGTTTCTATTAATGCGAGCATAGAGCCTCCAATTGTTTTTGTAAGTCAAGCAGTATTTCTTTTATTTCTGCAATCTTTTTGCCGTCTGCGTTATGTAATTGCGCAGAACAAAATTCTATTCTACTAATTATTTCTTGTAAACTCATAACGCCTCGTTTGTAAATTATATACGATGTTTATTGGTTCCGCATCGCGAATTACGTAATAACCGTCTGTACTGCTCATTGTGCTTGGATTAAGTGGCTCCATCTCACCATCTCTATGTCTAAAGATGTATGATCCTTCGTGTGCAAAAATTTCTATTCCATTTATTCCCAAAATCCCAATGACTTTACCCTCAAGTAAGGACTCCGCCGCTTCCTTAATAGTTAGAATCATAAACCCTCCTAGTTGCTAAATAGTAGTATGCCCAACCCCTTACCGTAATGCGCTGTAAAGGCTATATCAAACAAGTGCATGAAGCCCAATCCAGCTATTACAAACCAAAACTCTAACGTAAAATTTTCCATGAGTTTTCGCATAACGCCTCCCTGTATATATCGTATCACGTTACTTAAAGAAAGAAATAGGCGGCATAGATTAGTATGTCGCCATTGAAGGGCATTTTAAATGATGTTTAGGGCATAATTTAAGACACCGCCTATCGCTCCACTCTGTATTAAAGATCTTCCGTGATCTCTTTACGGGCTTGTGACCGTGCAACTATCAATATCCTAGGAAAGTTGCGCTACATTAAAACTATTCTAAGGTCTCCTCCCTTCGCCTGAGCTACTTCTGACAAATCCCTTTGTCGTTGTGCTCTCTTGTATTGTATAGTTGCATGACACATGCCAACATTCTTTACAGCTAACTACTTATTTTACATACGTGAAAAATTTATACGACTGTTAGGATTTTAGACACTGTCTGTCATTGTTACACTATTCTATAAATTATATTGTACTTTACAGGGCGCGAGAAATGTTATATGAGTAAATAAAGGGGGATTTTTATGGAATCAATTCAGTCTTTAATAGATGAAACTCTACGAGCCGAGTCTGTGTTAATGTTACAGCCCGAGGACACTCGCGGTAGGCTAAAAAAATATGCTTTAAATCAATCTAGCACAGATGCATTTATAATTTATGCGCAACTAATTTTAAAAAGGGCGGGCGTGGATTATTGCAATATAAATTGGTTTGATTTTAGAGAGAGTGTTTTGAGATTATTATAAAAAAAGGGAGTCTTTCGACTCCCCTATACGCGCGGGAACATGCCCTATATATACAACTATTGACAAACTACTTCATTGTTAACAATCTTAAACGAGGCTCTTACCGAGTCTGTTGTCTGGTAGTTAACGTTCTCCGACAACTTACCTAAAAATGTACCATAGTTATTACTAACCATATATACAGCATAGATACTGTTACCGCTCTTGATTAAGTTCTCATTACTATTACAGATCGGCACTACACTTATTACTTGGTACTTAAGCATAATTAGAGCATTATTGATGATAGTAAGGTTATTATCTAAAGTTTCTCCTAAGAATCCTGCTGCGGTCTCCAGGTTATTTAAGCGCCCGCCAAAATCGATCAACACTTCGTCGAAGTTAGTGTTGAAAGCGTCTAATCTAGCCTCTAGAGCAGCTATACGAGCCTCTTGCACTACTTGCATCGCCTTGACCTGGCTATCGTCATATTTGTTTTCCTGTAATATAACTTGCGAGTAATCTCTCCCGCACGATGTAACTAATAAAGCAGTAAGTATTACTAATAGTCTCATATAGTGCCCCTCTTGTTTAGTGTTTATATTCTATTCAGCTAGCTTGTAGTTCGCGCAAAATGGGTAATTAACCATACAAAATTTTAGGTTCTTACCAGTAGTTTTGTACGTGTATCTCTCTTTAGATAGGTCTCTACACAGAGGGTTTGAAGCGCCCACATACGCAAGGTGTCCGAATTGAAACGTCCCCTCTGATTCAGTGCCTTCGAATAGAGAGTGTCCAAGCGCTACACCGTTAACGTTGCCGCTGTTACCATAACTACCATCGCAAAATTCAACTTCTTCTTGGACATTTAGTTGTGACTCTGAAAAGTCAAGTTCATCTAAGCCGTGTAGTCCAGTGCCTGGTTCAACCACTACGTACTTGTTAAAGATAGATGCATTCGGGATAGGCGCGGGTACTGGTGTATTATACGCAGTCTCTTCTTTTTTGCCGCATGATGCGAGTACTAGAGCAGTGATAAGTAGTAATGTTTTCATAAAATCCCCTCGTTACTTGTTACCGTCATGGTAACTATTATTTTATTCGTTTGATGCTTGAAGCGGAATGAATACCGCTACATTTAGGTTACAGTCTAGCATTACAGCTTTAGCTCGTTGCATAGCTCTGTAGTGCTCTATTAAGCCGCTAGCACCGTAGATTGATAGCCACGTCATATAAAGTGACGTTGCGCTCTCTAGTCGTTCAGATTGATCTAAAAACTCTTCGAAGCTATTTAAGTCACTCATAGTACCCCCCCCCCTAAATAATCTCTACCTTATAACCAGCATCCACTAGGCAGTTCACAGCCTCTTTGAAGTTGCCTAAGCGGTACTCACCTCGAATCATGCATAGCTTAAGCTGTAGGGCTATTTCACCATGTTTAGAGTCGGAGTTTAGAGATTCCGCTGTAACGAGTAGTGCCATTGCATTTCTGATATCATATTGGTTAATCATAAAATTACTCCTATTTAGTAAGTATTAATAGACTATTTAACTTATTTTTTAGAGCTGTAATTTTTTCTTCTAGTTCAGAAGTAGCGTTTGCAATCATGTCCTCTAAATGACCCCCGGTATAAAAATCCGAAAAGCTTTCATAGGAACAACATCCTAAGTAGTCAGTCCCTTCAACTTTGTCAATTCCTATATATCTAACAGTGATTGCGGCACAGAACCATCTTGAGGCACTAACACCACCACTAGCAAACTCAATATCATCTTTAAATTCAAAATGATCTTTTGGATCGCTATGCTCTGGCAACGCCTCAAAAATTATTTCAAGAAATTCGTTAGTTGGATGTCTCATTGTTTCGCTGTATAAATTGTTCTTGTCCATTCCCTACCTCTCTTAATTACAGTTTACTCTCATTAAAAATAATGTCAAGCGTTAAATTGACGCATGAGCAGCTATTGCAATAAACATGCTGCAAGTTATGATAATTGCAAACATTACAGCGTTTAGAGTAATTGAAGTGTCTAAGGTCTTTGTTACTGCTTTCATTTTATTTCTCCATGTTGTTTTACGTTGAGGACTTAACTGTTATACCTAACGCAAACCATTACGTCAAGAGCTATGTAATTTATTCAATTTCCCAGTCAACTAGCTCTAAGTAGTTGGCGTCACCGTAAGTGTCGCATACGAAAGTGAGATGCATCTTATCGTTAGAAGCGAATAGTTCGCCATTCCCATAACTAAATGAAATGTCGTCGTGAGAGCATTCGTTTAGCTCACCGTATGTTTCTGTCTTAATATCTCCATGATCTTTTTTACACCCTAAGAAAAATGCTTCGAGGGCTTGGGCTTTAAATTTTTCTAAATCTGTTGGACTCATAATTACCTCACTAAGTTTAGCACTGTGCTTAAGATTGCAGTTATCACTCTCAGGATGCCCTCGATGATAGCCTTCACAAACTCCACTACCACAATAGCTACTAACCATATTACTGGATAGAACATTATACATAGAATAAATATTAGTAGTAGGTTCATATTGTTTTCCTAGTTGTCGTATACAGTTACTTTAAAAGATTCGCCATTGGACTTACGAATGTTAACGTCAGCATAGAGTCCAGAAGTCACCATGTTGTGATTCATTTAGATTGATTGAAGTCTTATAAATTGTTCTACCCATACTTTCCTCACTTGTTTGTTATACTGTTATAGTTGCACTACCCATGCCATAACACTAAGCTACTAAAATAATTCAGTCAAGCATTAAAAACGATTGTGTAAATTGTATACTGTTTAGACGAAATTGGATTTTCTTCAATGATTTCGCAGTGTACTACGATTGGACACTGTCTAAAGTTTGACAACTAAATACAGCTACTTGCAAAGGCACTTAACTTATTGATAGTTTATGACGTGTGAATAGAGTTTGGGCACTGGAACATAACCTTGGACACTTGGTCTATCTAAATTTTAGACGTAGCTATGGTCTTAGGAATTGGGCATTGAACATAGTTGCAGCTTTCAATTGGTTATGTATACTAGCGTATACAAAGTAGACAGGTCTTAATGCAAATTTAAGAGAGTGGTTGTAACATGCTGTTAAAGGAATAACTCTTTGAATAGGCTAGATTTAACTACGTCAATCTTAAAAGCGTAGACATCACTCGACAGCCTAGTCCGCCACGACAACATATTATGCTTGTCTTGAGATGACGCATAATGTCGTTGGTTGCAAGATGTTAATGGCTAGGAAGGTTAGATAGATGATGTAGGTTAATTGCTTTAGAATAGTCTACCTCCTCTCCACTCTCCCAACTTCCCCAATCCCTCCTCCCATATAACGCACGACGTCATCTCTTGAAGTACTCTTCATAACGCTAGCCGTTAGTGTCAAATCTAAACATACATATCTTTGGCATGTCCTTTGCATATGCAAGACTGATGCCCAAACTACTGTGTCATTTGACGTGGCACGTTAGTTGCTTACTGCAATGCCTATGCCATGTCGTGTAACGTTAGGGGGGGGTGGTTGTTTTTATTTGTAAGGTTGTAAGTACACACTATGCACACCATTCAGAACAATCTTAGTATGTGTACGCCATCTGTATTGCGTAATAATTTTGCAGATTCGAGAAGTAACCTTCACCATTGGAGCACTACACATGTAGGTATGTAGCCGAAGCCTTATGTGCATGCTTCCTAGGTGGCATTCTTAATGTCTGGTGATGTTTTATGCTTGACGTGAGGGGCTGAATGTACGTTAGAAGATATAAAAATACTTAAGAAGGTATCTATTTCTCAGATTTGGCAAAGATACATGCGTCAAATCCTAGTAGTGTTTACTATATTACTGTGTTGTCCAAAAGTAATATAACGCTACATGCCTTATCTGAGGGGATTAGATGGGATTTCCACATCTTAAAGCTACAGGTTGGAGTTGTAGCCGAGCTAGGTATGTCTAAGCTCTTCTGCCGTGCTGTGCCCCGTTAATTGGTCGGAGTCTCTGGCACCTTAGCCTCTCGTTACCCTCGGCATTGCTGCGTCTTCTGGCGGGTTGGCTAAACCTCTGAATTGGTGATAGTCCTTCTCGCCTCTCATTTCACAGCTTACGGAGTTACCATCTCATATATATTTGTTAAATTACTGAGATATTAAGGATTGGACTATCTGTGAAAGTAATGCAGTGTCTTTTATGTAAAGATAGTAAGACGGTCTGTACTTATATTCTAAATAAATGTCGGCTCTCGCAGTATACCACTGCAATTCTTTGTAAAGAGATAATTTAGGGTTCAATCTATACCACCTCATATCTTCATTACCAATTGCAACACTACCGCCGACCTAACAACTCCGAAGCGGAGATTCAGATAACCCGACACGGGCTTTACAAACGACCTACCACCCCGGCTTGCCAATACTATACCTCTAATTTGCGTAGACAAAGACTTATGCCCAAGTAAAGGATAATACATACGTGATTTAGAAGTTTTCATAAAAACAATGCCTTGAATATATCCGACTTAAGGCTATTGACGTCCAAGCTCAGGAAGTCTGTATACCGATTGGAGTTGTAAGTCGTTTCATTGAAGTAGGTATCGTAATGCCTCACTCGAATGGGTAGGGCAATAAACAAATTAAACTTACTGTAGTAGGTGTAGAACTTCACGTCAGTAGCTCCTGCACTACTTTAGATAGTCCCACTAAACTCTTTATATTCAACACTCTAGGATCTGAAAACTTCGATCCTCTTCCGTGTACGCCCAGCTCATAATTTAGTTCGAATACTAAAGATCTCTCACGGTTAATCCATAGCCACTCATCCATACTATTCTCCAATTAACTCAGCCACAAGTTCTGACAATATTGCTTGCATACAAACTCTTGTAGTTCCGGCAAGGGGCTTTAAACTCATCCTAGGACTAAAGGTCCTCGTGAATTGAGTGGCGTTCAAGTAGTCATTTTTGTATAGTCGGAGATCCGAGAAATAGTACAAGTATAAACAAGATTTGTTTTTTGTACTCACGATAAAAGCTCCGTCAGTATTTGTGAATACACCGCTTTCTTTTTGACTGGTAGCATATTATGTTTCCTAACTTCAGAAGTACTAATAAAACCGTTATCGTCTTCTCGGTCTTCCTGATTGTACCACAACTCACTAATTACAAAACTTCGGCTATAGTATCCGTAGTAGTGATCAGGATTTGTTATTTTAATGGTCACGCAGCAGCTCCCTAACTATGGGAGAGTTTAAAGCTGCCGCTGCCAACACTAAGTCCCCCGTCCTTCTAATATAAGTGTTAGGATTTGTATTACCGAGAATAGAATGGGGCTTTCCATTTAGGATAAGATCTGTAATATTTGGAAACCATCTATATCTTTTCATGATAGCAGCTCCCATACTACTGCAGAGGTTAGAGCTGTCTTTTTAATTACAGGGTAACCCCCTGCATGAGTAGTGCCAAAAATTGGATTTAAAATTGTAGACCGGTTATTGGTGAACCTCTGTACTTCCCCCATAAGTGAATTTAAGTTCATGTATACCCAATAATCATATCCCATCCATCCTCTCCCACTTAACAAATATATGTGTAGGGATTGTACCCTCCATGGAGTATTCTAACATGTCTAGTCAAATTTGTAAACACTGTTCTTCAGAAAAAGAAAAGATATTTTTAAAGACCTATCGATCAGCGGCAGTATACGTAAATGCTAAGGGAGACCGTTGGTACGGCTCTAGGTGCCCAGACTGCTACAAAGACTACAAACTGTCTTACGATGCGGCGCGACGCCTTAAGAAGGGTCACATACCCATCGGAGCGCAAATAGCCTGCCCCAAGTGTTCTGCTCCAACTGTTATGGAAAATGGAGGGTGCAAGTTGTGTACGGATTGTCGTGATAGATAATAAGGCACTTCACATCCCGCTTGACAAAATTAATCCATTGAAAAATTTCCGGGAACTCCGCGACTACGATCAGCTACATTGGTGGATTGAGACGCGTGAGTTCTACTCACGCTATTACATGTTTAGAAATAAATTACAATTGAGAGTGGACACACTCCAATCCCAACTCATTACTGCACTAATCGATTAGTACTTCTCTTCAAGTAAATATAGAGTGTCTTTCATTTTTTGAATGGTCTGCTCTAATTCAGAATAAACTTCAGGAGTATCTTCCCAATTCTGTAACTGATGAAGACAATCCATCAAAATCGCCGCGCAGGATTGATAGCCAACTTTCACAGAAACAGCTTCTTCTTTTCTAATAGAAAAAACATTTGACATAAACGCCCCACACAAATATTATCATTATTAACCCAGATCCCTATGTCTTAGTTCATACCACAGTTGGAAAAAAATAAACGGAACCCCGTAAATGAATTGCCAAGAATGTGGCGAATCGAATCCCACTGCACAAATAATAATTCCAATAACCGCTAACATCACATCTCCAAAAAGGGCTGCACCTAAGCACATTTAACGTCTCCGCACCCTTCACGTAAAAGCCCTTGGATCTAAGACCGTAGGAATTCCAGATTATCACACCTCTACTAAAAGTGCAATAGTCAAGTGAAAAAATGTTGCAAAAAATTTCTACCTCAAATACTATGTATTTATTACATACATGCAGCGTTAGCCACTGACGGCTAATTTAATCTATAGGAGATAGAAATGGAAAACTCAGGAACGATCGGTAACTTCGGAACTTACTCGCTAGTGGTAGCGCCGAACGGTATTGCAACAGCTACTATGAGCGGAAAGTACCCACAAGCCGGA